TTTGGTTTCAAAATAAAGTTGTTTTTTTTATTTTTTTTTTAAAGGTTTTTAAAACGACTCTTTAGTTTACTTAGATCTAATGCCATAATTATTTAATGTTTAATTGTTAATTAGTTAATTACTTCAACGGATCACTCGACCCGTCATATAACCAACCTAAAATCAGTCTACACTATGTATAGATTGAAATCAAGTCTAAAATATATATCAAATTTCTTGGATAGAAAACAATTTTAATGGAACTATTTTTACACCAATTTCGTTGGTTAGTATAATACTGTTTTTATATAGTTCCCAATTTAATTGGAAGTTCTTATCAAATACACCATTGTTTTCGTCAGCAATCAACTTATTCATTGCGTTGAGTGTATATAGTGTATTTGTTTGTTTCTTACGATGAATACTTATAGTGCCTTTGTAACGATTATTACGTTCGGTTTTTTCCACATTAAACGTTAAGTACAATTCCCGAAGATTATTCTCATTTGCAAATATAAAAATCTTATTATCGATCAATGTATATTGTTGAGTTATCTCTTTAATCGTTTCAGTATAATTTATACTATTTGCAAATGTGCAAAGTAGTTGTTTTTGGGTTATCATATTTTATCAACGACTTCTTTTCCTTCTACACTAAACGTAAACGAACTACCACTACTACTATCTAAACTAAAAACAGAATATGTTGGTGTAGCAATATCATCTTTCATAACAATTCCAGCGAATAAATAAAGAGTTACCGTTAAATATCCTTCGTCAACCACCATATTGATTCGGATCTTACCCAATTTTACATCTTCGAACTCTTTTGGAATTTCTAATTTAAAATTACCTTTATATCTCAACCTTTCAATCTTTTTACCAGTGTATTTGATTAGAGGTAAACTAACGTTTTTGCCAAATACAGCTTCGGTTGAAAGAAGACTAGATAATTTTATAAATTCTTCACGTATTAAATTAGGATCTGATGTATTTACATCTTTTAATACATTGTTTAAGATTAAATCTATATACTTAAGTGACAAAACATTAGCTCTGTATTTAAAAATGGGTCTGAGTGTATATCGTTCTAAACAATCTCCAATTTTAAAATCTCCGTCAATTTGATTTATTACATATATTAGATTTTTTTTCAAATTTTCAATTTGTTGCAATTGTACCGTTTTTATTTCAATTGGAAAAAATTCAATTAGAAATTTATTGTTTGATAATTCGGAAATTTTGTTAATAAGAGTTATGTCCTCTGTACTTGATTTCAAAATGTTTTTAAATAAATTCAAATTTTTATTAATGGTCTCCGTATATTCTGTATGTTTATTATCACATTTCTTACTAGATTTTTCTGAAATAGTACCTATTTCTCTTTCAAGTTGACGCTCTAAATTTTCTAGATTTTTTAATTCCGAAGATTGTAAAATTTTTACATCCGTATTTAATTTTTTGAAAAAAAAGTTATTTATTTTTGTAGTAAATGGATTTATTGCTTTTATGAATGATTGAAAATAATTTTTAGCAATATCTGGTATACTTTTAATTTTATCTATAGCATATTTTATGCTACTTGATATTTTATCAATTATTCCTTCACTAAGTGGCACTGGTTCATCCGATGGAGTAGGTGCCAAAGATTGACCAACGTATTGTGCCAATTGAGTTAAAACTCTTCCCAATTTTCCACCACCTGCTTTTAAACTAATTAAAGCAAATTTAATATTTTTATCTTTTATTTTAGCCATCGAATCGACATCTTGTTCATCAATATTGCCATCTTTTAAAGCGTTTAATACATCTGCCTTTGTGCCACCATAAATCAAAACAATGTCTGCGGTATTTGATTTTGTTTCTTGTTCACCTTTTAAAAATTTTCTGTTATAATCATCGGCTGCTTTATAAAAACTATCTATTGATTTATGAATAAAATCAGTAGGCGTTCCTAATTCCGCTAAAGAAACTCCGTCAAATCCACCAATTTGTTTTAAATCTTTATCGACTAAATCGTATAATTTAAGATTTTCTATACGACTGGTTTCGTTTGGTATATTCTCTAATTTTTCTCTTAAATTGCCCCAAGCAGATAAAAATCCAATCGCAAAATCGTTGTAATCTTGTCCGGTTTTAGCATTTTTAAAATCAGTAATTCCGTAAGCAAACAAAATAGGTATAGTTTCAAATAATTTAGTCCGTGTATTATTATCTGCATTTTTTAAGAACTCCAACTTAACCAAAAGTTCTTTGTTTATAATGTCTTTTATTTTTTTTGATTTATCAATATATTTAGCAGGCGCAATTGCATCAGCTACAATTACGTTTTTAGAAATAGTTTCATCGTATATCTGTTCACCTATTAAATCTCCATTAGTATCAAACCATTTGAATCCTTTGTTGTAAAATCCATAACTTTTAGCTTCATCTACACTATAATTAACAAGTGGCGTTTGACCTGTTAATATAGCTTCCACTCCCCAAGCATCTTGCTTTTTCTCAGCTGGTGTTCTTTTGTCTACACCACTATCACCTTCGATATCTTTATCTAATGTTTGATCTAACGTGGCAGGTTGTTTCTTAGATGGTTCTGAATCTGTTTGTGTATCGACTCCTTGTTCACCATCAGCTTTAAAAATATTAGCTTGAGCCTTTTTGGGATTTTCAGCGAAGTGAGTGCCTTTATTAACAGCTCTATCTCTGTATTGTTTATTAGGAAATGTTACAAGTATACCATCTTTATTATATGCTTGTCGATCTGGAAATCTACCCGCTTCAAATAACCTAGCGGTCTTTTCTACTATCTCATCGATATTATATCCAGCTTTCTCTAGATATTCCTGCAATATAAAAACGTGATCTTCGTTCTTAAGATCCAATACACCGTTCTTAATACGATTGTCACAACAAATTTCGTTTACTAATGATTTAAAGTTCATCTATTATAAATATAGATATAAATATATTTACAATTGGACTAATTTCAAATCATTATAATTATTTCCCGTGTAAGTCTTTACCTTAAATCGCTTGTTTTTAAAGATCTCAATCAAATCAGTAATATCTTGTCTATCCACATCATTGTGAATATCAAACACTATCGAATCATATACATACAGAATAGGTACGATCTTTTTGTTACTAACAAACTTAATACACTTACTTAAGCTGTCAATTCCATATTCAGTTTCAGCAGCTTGAATAATATAAGCAAACAACTTGTTTTTGTTGGCATCAACTATATGTTTATTTGTTATCTTTCGTTTATATATCGGAGTTGTTATATACCCATTCTTCTCAAACTTTTTCCAATATTTATCCTTTAACTGTTCAACTTTGTGAAAATAAGGAATATCACAATATTGATTGGAAATCTGACCATATAGATTTACCATCGTTAATTTCTTTGATTTGCCAATATCATCAGCTGTTACATTGACAATGTTAAAGTAATATTTAGCTAAATGTTCATATATTGTTTCTTCTTCGGGTACTTTGTACTCCACAAGATTTGCTACAATGTAAGGATGGAATCCTGTAAAATCAATCATCATCAAATGACCGTCTTGTCCATATCGTGAAACAAAACTAGCTCTCGACCCATCATCTTTTTTAAGAGCTACATAATTGATGGTATCATATGAATTACTTGGTCTTCCCGTTGGATTGTATATGTTGTAGTTGGTATATACAAATTTATTATAAGTTTTGCTCTTGAAATATTTTGAAAAAACATCAACGTCTACTTTGATTCCGTTCTTTTCTACTTCAAACAATGTATCAGATATAACATTGTTAAAAAATTTAAAACAATAACTCTCAGTTTCCTTTGAATCCAAGTGTTTGATTTGTTCTACCTCTTTATCAAAGATCTGTTGATGTATAACATATGGTAATATCAAATTAAAGTTATTGATATTGTAGTAACTATGCTGTAGAAAATTTCTGCTAAGGTTTTCCACTTCATCCAATGTTTCATTGTTGTCTATAAACCCAAATAGATTAACATCAATTAATTTACAGTTTAACCAATACTTATATGTCTTTTTATTGTTAACGTATACCGTAATATCTTTTGATTCGATATCTAGTTTAAATTGATCAAACGAACAATCCACAGGCAAATCACCGTGGGAAAAATTTAAGTAATGTTTCTTACCATCTTTAAAATCATAAATAAAAGCTGCAATAATATCATTACAAGCATTATGATAATTATTGTGCTTTGTTACTAATTTTAGATAGATTTTAGACGAATACTCCACATCTTTAGTGTATACTGTTTACACCAAATGTCAATTGATTTATTTGTAGAACTGAGTAAGATTGGTTAGAACTTCGTTGGTTCCGTTAATCACTGTATTTATTTGTTCCACTTGCTTCTTGTTGTACTCAATTACTCCTTGTTCCAGTAGCATCTTACCATCATACTTACTGTTTAACGGACCTGTTATTTTCCATTTCAATTTGGCTTTTCTGAAAAAGTTTGAGTCTATTTTGTTGTAAACGTCGCCTGATACTTCTGTTATTTCCGAGTAGTTGATCTTGGAAACTAGATATCTTTCTATATAACCCACCTTGTAATCTTTTTCTTGTGGTTTTGGCAAAAACGTATTTGGTAAATTAATGTTAAAATTACCCAGATTTAATTTTGTTTTGGTTGCAACATCAACATCTTTTATAATCATACAGGTATTAGTTCAATGTTTTGATCTGCTACACATCTTGCCAAACATCCAACAACAGTTTCCCATTTGCCATTGCCAGCTGTAACATAATGTGTAACATCTGTTATCATAAATATCACGTTCTCAGGAATATAAGGTTTTGGAAAATTTGAAATGCCAAAGTGTTGAAACATTCTAAATCCAAATATACCATCAAATGTTACTGTCAACGAAAAGTTAGGAGAGATTCCACTATATAAAGATAAATTGTTTTCTATATCTTGATCGTCTATTATTTGTCCCAACTTGTCTTTTAAATCGGTAGATAAATTCAACTGCTTGTAATTCTTAGCGGCATCATTTGGGTTTTCACCATCTACAATATAAGCACTTGTTAATGTTAATACCTTGTCTATTGTTCCGTGCGTTTGTATTGCAGATATTAATGGGTTTTGGTCTACTGTAATTTCTTCTTGCGAAGGCACTGTATTACTTTCACCAGTGCCTGTTTCTTCTTCATTGAAAACATCCAATCTATCTATAAAACTGGTAGCAGGCACACTTGAATTCTTAGCACTCATCGATGTGTCAGAAGAATCTGGTTTGTTGATGCCCGCTTGAAATAATGTCAACGTAGCTTGTTCGCTCGTCAAAGAAGTATCTAAACTAATGTTTTTTATACAGGAATCAGTGCCACCAGCATCAAAGACATATACTTTTTTTAGACTAGGCGATTTGTCACCTAAATCAATATAATTGTTATCCAATATAGATAATCCGCCCAAATCATCTTGTGATATTTGGAATTTCCAAAATCCATTAGAAGCTTCATTAATAACATTCAATATTGCGTTTGCAAACTGTTGCCAAGTTTGGACTTCTTTATTTTCTACAATTTCCAAGACTTTGGTTTTGCTTATGTATATGTTTTTTAAATTACCATATCTAAACTTCTTGTATGTTCTTTTAATTGACTGCGATCTTGTTTTTTGAGGATCGGATAATACAAGTTCTTCACCTGTCAATACAACTTCTTTGTCATAAATAAACGGAAATGATATATTGTCACTTGGACTATTTTCACTTATACCACCAATATCATAGTACAATCTATTGATAACAGTATCTAAATTATCTCTATAAGCACCCGCTGTTTTAAATACAGTTTCGACTTTTTTAGCAGCTCTATAAAGTTCGTCGTTTACATTAGTTACCTCGACATCATATTTTGATTTTAAAAACGCATTTTGATTTGGATCACCATTTTTCAAATATCCACCAGACTTGATTTCATTTTCAACTCGACTTTGTGCAGTTGGATCCAATTTATTATTTTTTATAGTATTTAAGTAACTTTCATCTGGAAGTTTTTTGCCAATATTAAATTTAGGAGCAATTCCATTTGGTATTAATACGTGTGGGTCACAACTTATTAAATTTGGATGTGCATTTATTATCTTATCTACATTAATAGTAAATGTTTTATTTGATACGACGGAACAGAATTTGTTAGCAACTTCAAAAAGAAAATCCAATTGCATCCACACTTCATCGTCGCCTTTGGTATCAAAATCACAACGATCATCTTTATATGATACAGCTTTGTAATTTACTCCACCAATATTAGTTGATTTATATGATATATTTTCTTCTCCAACTGGTACAGCTGGTTTTTTATATACATTAGGCGCATCTGTTCTTCCTATAAAAATTCTGTTTTCAATTTTTCCATCATAAAAAGTTTGTTGTTTTAAAAACTCTTGTGTTTTAGAATTGTCATAATCTTCCGAATTGGATATACCGTTTGTAGCAATATATTCCATAAAATTTTTACGATCAATAACAACTTGCTTTAACTTGGGTAAAGCGGTTTTCAAAAACGTTTTTAATCCTGTATATTCTTTTGTTTCTGTTGGTATTTTTTTGCCATTGGAATCGGTCTTTGAATTTGTTGTGGTACTTACATTGTTTTCCGCAGGCATACCAGCAAATAATGCTTGTCGAGAAGTTAGTTCCACATTGCAATCATATATAGTACCGTCTTGTGTTGAAAAATTATACTTGGTTACAATTCCAGTAATACCACCATAATTACCATACGATTGGTACCATTTATCCATTATTTTTTGTGGAGATTGTATTATTGACCAACATTCATTTTTGCTGGATAAATCAATCAGTGAATTGATATTAAACAAATTCCATCCTATTTCAACAAACACATTTATTCTGGGTGTCAAAAAGAATGGTGCTAGATATTCCAACTGAGCCAATCCATAACATTTGAATTTTATGGTAGCAAACGACAACATATCTTTGCTAGTTTTTATTTCTATGCTATCTAAATTAGGTGGTGGTAACACAGAAGACACTTCAGATTTCTGTACGCTTTCTATAATCTTGCCGTTTTTGTTAAATGTACTTGGCCACTTGTAAGAAAATTGATTTCTATATCTAGAATCTATATAATGTGGATTTCCATTAGCTTCATATCCAATAACAGACTTGTCTTGTTTTAATACATTGCCATCTTGTTTAAAACCATACATTTCATAAAATCCACTGCCAGGCATAAACAAGAATCCATCATAACTCTTTTCTTCTCCGTTTTTATTTAGTATCGTACTACGAGGTACCAATCCATTTCCAGCTATACCAGTGCCATTTGAAAAAACTCGTACCCACGGAGTCATTGGTCCTTTGTACTGACCATGTTTATTGTAGAAATCATATACAACACCACTTGGGTCACCTGGGGTTGGATAGTTAAAACCAACGTTATTTGAGTTTTTTCTGCGTCTTAATTCACGAATTAATGCAACAGGAATGTTTTGTACTTCCCACCATCTAGGTTCTTCTGCAATTTCATCCTCGTATGCCATATAACTTAACTATTAATCTGTTTGAGATTCTGTAATATATTTGGTAAATTGCCTGGAATTCTTAATTGTTTATTTGCATTAACGGACAATTTGCCATCAGATATGTTGTTAGCCAAAGCAATTATCCACCAGTACATTTCATCACCATAATACTTTTTGGCTAAAGCATCCAAATAATCTTCATTGGATGCGGTAATGTATATATCGTCCTCGGTTTCCGGTATATTGGGATAATACGTGGTCTTAAATACCAATTTCCCATCATATCTTTTTTCAGTTGGCGTAAATTGATATCTCATTTATTTCCTTGTCTGTCAACATCATATCGCATATTCATAGAGAAATCATTATTAGCTACATCATTATAATCTTTATCGCCATAAAGATCGGTTGTACCAAATGTAGATACAGTAGCAGTTTCTCCAGCATCCGCCTGAGTCATAGTTGCAACAGGAGCATTTCCCCACAAAGCTCTTCCTGTTTTTGGTCTGTCTTTTTCCATCAATGACATATTGATAGTAATTTCCGCTTCTCTTGGAAATTGCGCAACTTTACCTTTCATACTGGTTTTGTCAAATGTAAATATATTTCCTAAATTATAACTCCAGTCTTGTTGTTGTACAGTACTCTCGTTAATTAATTCCCAAGATGCATCTTCAGGTATGCTAACATTGCACGAATTTAAAACCACAAAGTGATTTTTGTAAAAATCTCCAAGTGTAAATTGCACCATCGGTGGTATCATAAATCCACCATTTACAGTGGAAGTATAATTAGAAGGTCTGGTTAAACCCACCAAATAGTTTACACGTTGCCACATAGGTAATAATTCTTTAACAGAATGTGCAACCACTTTAAAATTGAAACTAACGTCTCTGGTAAATCCTTTGTAATAGTATAACTTGTCAGGTCTACCCAAGTATTCAATTGGTTCCCAAGTAGATGTATTGTTTTCTTGTAACCCTTTTACAGTAGCATTAAACGGTATAAATCTGTTGTTAACTATATCATAGAAGTAAAACTTAACCAAGTCAGGACCCAATCCGTTAAATTGATCATTATATTTTTCAGCAAATTCATCAGCATTTAATACACCCAAGCTGTTAACATAGTCAACATTGTTGGTGGGTCTTATAAATCTGTCTCTACCTTCTTTTTTACCCAATAGAGTTGGAAACTTTTCTTTTCTTTCATATCTGATTCGACCAGTATAGGTGTATTGATTTGCACTATCAGATCCGTCAGTATTGGTTCTGTCTGATTTTACTTTCGCTAAATAATTAAAACCAACATCATCTGTGGCATACTGTTGTGTTTTTCCAAATATAGGATCTACACCATACTTTAAATTGTCGTTTCCAGCAATTTTGGTTTTTAAAATTCTGCTTAAATCTTGAATATATTCTACAGTTTTATCTGTTTTATCTGAAAGTGTACGTTGATAGTTTACAGATAATTTAGGATCGGTATATTGTTTATAATTTAACAATTGATCACTATATTCTACATCACCATCTATTTTAACTAAATCACCGTATCTATTTGTATTAGCGCCGTCTACAGAACTAATTTCAACATTACTAATTGTATACGAATCTGTTAATTTACCAACGCCAGGTGTAGTTGAATATGTAACAGATAAAAAGCTGTTGTTTCTTAAATTTTTATTGCTTTGAACATATAGTCTCAATCGTTTAGAAACTATGTTTGTCAGAGGAGTGGCAAAAAATCTCATTCCACTTGTACCACTGCTGTTGCCTCCTGTTATTTGTTGTAATCCAACTGCTTTTAACAACCCACCAATAAAACCACCTTTTGATTTTGGTTGTGTGCCTGTATATAACAAATTGTTACCCTGATTTAAATTAACATTTAGATTAGCACTCTTCTTACCACTTGTTCTGTCGTGTGTAATAGAATTACTCCATCTATTGGTATTCAACATCAGATCATATGTATCTTCGTCAGCTCTGTAATTTAATCCTGCTATTGGTTGAGTAGGTGGCAACAATCCACCTAGAATCGTATTATTCTTTAAAAATGACCCAGCTGATTTTAGTAGATTACTAAAGAATCCGCCTTTGCCTGTAGAATTACTCATCAAACTCTTATATCGTTTGTTGTTGTAACCAGCAGTAGCTGTATTACCTCTTAGTAATCCTTTAACACCATCTCGACCTGTAATAGGCATTACTTGATCTGCTTTATCGCCACCACCAAGTAATCCTGTAAAATTGAAAAATCCACCCAATCCACTCTTTGGCTCACTAGCTGCACTAGCCACACTACTACGTGGCGGAGATGGATTGCCTTCAGTTGCACCAAACAATCCACCAATAGCTTTTGTAATACCACCTATACCGGCAGCACCCATTAAACCACCGACGATATTGCTACTATCTATAAATCTGGTGGGTCTTTCTATAGCACCAAATGTTGATAATCTAACCGCAGCCAAAAGAGGGCTTGCTGGATTATAAATCTTGGTTTCGTCAAATGGAGCAAATCCTTGTAATAGTATTTGTTTTGTTAAAAAAGTACCACCTTTACCAGATCCTAGAAATCTTCTGATTCTGGTACCGTCTCTCAATGCGGATTGTATAGGAAACGATCTGCTAACATTTATCTTCTGACGTTGACCTTGATTTGGATTTGCGTAAAATGGAGGTGCTAATTCGCTGCTAATTAATCCTCTTGCGTATAAATCAGTTGGTTTATTCTTGCTATATAATACTTCGTTGTTATTATTAGTATTGAATAATGTTTCTAATTTACCAGGCGCTCTTAGATTTATATATTGTTCGGCATTTGGCGGCAAAGATAAACCCGCACCTTGTATATTAGAAAGTGTGGTAACTTGCGCACCATCATTACCTATTGCGCTAGAATATGTATTACTATTTGCCATTAATTATAAATATCAGATTAATTGGTTGTTGCTTGACCAAATGAACCAAATTTTGAGTTACTTGTTGCTAATAATTGATTTGCACGTTGACCATCAATATACACAGCAATTTGACCAGATGCCATCATAGAAGTCAATTTATCAAGTTTTTCTGCTAAAACTCTATTGGAATTTACAATTGTATTGATCAATAAATCATCAGTTTTTACACTTGTTTTTGATTCAGTCGCAGTTTTTGATGGAGTTTCTTCTGATGTTCCGACTATTCTACCAACAAAACTAAAAGTTTTTCCTATTGTATCAGATATAAATGAACCAATACCTTTCATTTTTTCCCATACTTTTTCAAGAGCACCAATAATAAAAGTAAAAGCTCCACTGAATGTGTCTTTGAGAAAAGTACCAACTTCAGATACAGCAGACTTTATTAGTTCAAATCCTTTTTTAAATGGATATGTAATCAAATCAAACATCACATCCATTACGGATTTGAAAGCATCAACAAATGTTGTTTTTAAAATATTTATAATCTCTGGTATAATTTGAGCGGCTTTTTTAAATGGATATGTAAGTACATCAAATAACATATCTACTACAGATTTAATACCATCAACAATCGCTAAACCGATTTCGGATGGAGATTTACCACCCAATTTATCCATTACCCAATTATATACCAATTCAAATGGCCATTTAAGTATAGTATATAAAGTGTCTGCTACAGATGCAATACCGTCAGCGATTGCGTTCAGTCCAAAAGCTTTCAAAATTAACAATCCTAATTTTCCCACTGTTTTAGCTATAGCTATAGGCAATTTAACAAAGTGAAATACAATAATTTCAATTGCTAATCTTCCAATATTTGCAAAAATTTTACCCCATTCAATTCCCCCACCGCCACCACTAAATAACTCTTCTATTTTATCAGGCAAACTCGTTAGTGCGTCTAATAAAAAGTTGGTTACGTCTTTAAATATTCCCGCAAAATCTATATCGGCTAAAAACGACGGTATCTTTTTAAGAAAATCCCAAACCATTTTTAATGGTTCTACAACCAAAGCATTAACTACAGCTTTTAATCCAGCTACTGCTTTTTGACTCACGGTACCTGTCGTTTCATTAAATGCTTTAAAAAACGCTATGCCACCTTGAATCACAGATACAACTAGTCCTATTGGTCCTAAAAATTTAGCTACTGCTCCAAAAATCGGAGCGAGTTTTGAAAAAAACCCAATGCCAGTACCAAGTTTGCCAAATATTCCACCCACAAAACTTCCAATTCCTTTTACCGAACTACCTAGTCCACTAAATACGTTTGAGATAATATTTCCAATTTTTGAAATTGCTGGAAATTTTGTAAATACTTTTTCAATATTCATTCCGATATTAAAAACGCTATTTGAAAGTTTTGTTAATTGTGTAGATCCTTTTCCGATAAAATTAGATATGGATTGAAATCCCGTACCAAATCCTTTTAATGTATCTGATGCTGATTTTAGTCCACTTGCGATCTTTTCTATTTTTAACGAAATATTTACTATCGTGTTTATGATACCCGATGTACTCGTTGACCACCCAATAAAAATACTTGATATTTTTAGCGCCGATGATAAAAATTGTGAAGAATAAGTAATTAATTTTCCAAATCCACTTGTCATTTTTCCTATCCCACCCAATATATTTGATACTATAGATAAACTTTTAAACATCATATATAGTTTACCCACTTCTTGTGCAAATTTTTTGATTTCTTCTCGGTTATCTTTTATATATTTTAATAACTGTGTAAATATTGGTCCAATTTCTTCCAATATAGGCCCAATAAATTCCATAAAAATTGCATTAATTTCATTTTGCAACTGTTTCATTCTGGTTTGATTTTTTTCTTGAATCAACCCTTTTTCATATTCGGCTTGAGCAGCTTTTTTAGCAGCAATAGGATCGTTCTTCATCATTTCCGCCATTTGCTTTTTCTTCTCTGCTTCGGCTCTTACCAATGGATCTTTTGATTTTAATGCTTCTTTCAGATTTTCTTCAGCATTTAACATTTCTTGCAATTCTTTTACAGTCTTACCAGCAGCTTTTGCAAACGCGTCTTGTGCAATTGGATTTAACTGATTGAACTTAATTTTCTTAGCTTGATCCAATATTAATTTATTTGCCCCAATAATATCGCCTTGAAATGCCAATCTGCGAGCTTCATTAAAATTAATATTTTTACCAATCAATGCACTAGCTTTTAATTCTGATTGAATACTACTTTCAAAGTCAAGCAAACCCTTTGCAGTTTTTGCCATATTGTCAAGAGTAGTACCCATTTGTCTAGCTTGAGCTGCAGCTCTAACCATTTCATCTGCATTTTTACCAGCAAACATTCTAGCTTCTTCAGATGCATTTGCGACATCGTTCATTACATCGTCCAACCCAACTCCATAAGCATTTGCAGCAAATTTTGCCAATCCCAACATATTTTGTTTGGCTATTGCACTTTTTCCAGATACGCCACCTAACGTTTGTAGAAACTTAACACTTGTTTCAGAAGCTACTCCAAATTGAGCAGACATTATTGAAACATCTTTAACCAATCCTTTTTCCATAGATTGCAAACTTGTAAAAGTTGAACCTATTTGTTTCATTGTTCCGCCAAGTTGTTCAGCGTTTATACCAAACTCAGCTAACTCAATAGAAGCTTCTCGTATGTTTTTTTCAAAAATTGCACCCTGACTTGGTAATAGTCCAAATTTTTGTCTAACATTTGTAGCAGCGGTGTCAATTTGATTAAAAACGTCTAATATTCTTTCAAAAGTACCAGCTAATGTGGTGGGTATATTTAGTTTAGTTGCTAAACCCGAAGCCAAATCACCCATCTTGTTTAACAACTTTACACCCATCTCCAATGCTTTGTTATATAAATCTATTAACTCGTTTGCTGCTTTTAGTAAAAAATTATGTAGTTTTAACGATTCTAACTTGGAAGCACTGTTTTTCAATAAATGTTCTTCCAAATTCAACTCGGTTGATTTTTTATTAATTAAATCTTGTAAAGCTATAACAGTATCGCTGGTAGGATCTTTACTTTGCTCTACTAGAAGTTCAGCTGCGTTTGTCAATAATTCATTTTGTAAACTCTCTATTTTTATGTAACTGTTGATACGTGCCTGTGCAAATTCATTTAACTTTTTTTCAGAATTTACAAATTTTGATGATAATTTTTCTTGTAAACTTTTTCCTTTTAACTGTTCATCAAGCTTATCTTTTTGTGTTTTATATGCCTGTCCTAACTGTTTGGCTATATCAACCATTCTTTTCTCGGTATCAACTATCTTGTCTAGATTAGACAGAGTATCTTTGATTTCAGCGTTTAAATTATTAAACGCCTCTACTAGTTTATCCGCTGTTGCTTTATCAAATGGTTGTGCTGCCATATAATATATAAATATGACAACTATATTATTTTACACTAAAAAGGCTTATCTACTTTACCTGACTTTTTAGCAGGTTCTTTGTAACTATCACTTTCTTTATTCTTTATATTTGCTAATTGAGCATAGTAAAAATTACGTAAAAATACAGGTAAATTATACGCAATTTGTACATTTACCGCTCCTTGCGAGAAATAACTCAATTCAAATATTTGACCGTGAACTTGTAACTTATATTCAGGACTCAGGCCAAAAAAACTGTACCGTCATCGGTACATCCATCCTTTCCACCTCACCACAGTGTTCACATACAAAGTCAAAACCCATATCCAATTCAGGCGCAATTGTTTTAATATAAGCTCTTAGTGCCATACTGTCTTTTGACAACAACTCATTGTCAACAAATTTATTGATAGATGCAATATCTGGTTTTCCATCTATACTTACAATCAGCTTTTTAAGTCTGGTAGTTACTTCTGTACTGGCTTGTTTTTTGATCTTGGTCATCGCTTTAATATCACGATCAATGCTTTCTTGATCACCAGATGTAACAAGTTTAAATGTTATTCTACGTTTACAATATGGAAACTCAAATTCAAATTCATTACTACCCTTCTGAAACTTATTGAAGTCCACTTCTTTTTCATTTAATGTACTTAAATCAATATATGTTTTGTTTTCGGTATTACATTTTTTGCACTCAATTTTTACAGGCCCGTATTTGTCACCATATGCCAAACGTCTAGCAGCAACAAACAGTGCATTTTTGTCTACCATCAACAAATCTTGTGTTCTTACGCCGGGCGTAACAATTAAAGATTCAAGCAATTTATCCAATACAGTACCGTTTTTGATGAAGTTTTCATTGGTTAAAATGTCTTCTTCTCTAGCAGTCATCATCTTTAATTCCACACTACCTTTGCTTAGTGGACTAGACTCATCATAGAAATATCCTTTAGATGGCAATTCTATTGTTTCCGCAGGATAACTTGTAGGTGCAGCTGTTGTTGATGCAGTTGAATGTTGTTGCTTTAATTTTTGAATTATAATTTCGTCACTCATAACTTTATAACAATATATAGAACTTTATATAACTTTTATGTTATTATATTTAGGTATTTAATTGATGTTGAGCAGCATCACGAGCGGCTGTTTTACTGTCTACTGCATCTTTTTTGTTTTTTACACGTAGTTCAGCCGCAGCTTTTTCTTCGGGGGTAGTTGCAGCTTTTAAATCGTCATTTGCTTTTGTAAGTTCTTGTTGTGCCGCATCAAGTTCAACGGTACGAAGAACCAATCCAGCTTGATTATACTTTTTTCTTGCAGAATTTATTTTAGCTTCGTCTTCTTTCATTATACCCACAATCAATTTCTTTAATAACTTCTTTTGTTTTTCGGTTAATTTACCAGTAATTTTACCCAATTTATTGTTTAATATATTATGAACATTTGTATTGTAATTACCAAACAAATCGATAATAAAAGCCTTTTGTTGTTCTGGGGTTAATGTAGCATATTGAGATCTTAATTGACTTGCACTTCTAGCCGGTAACCCTAGTACTGTAAAATCTACAGTTGGTACTGTTATCAAGTATCCGTGTTTTATGGCTGGGTCTAATTTGGATTGATTTTTTGGCAATGGCTGTAAATAAGAAGGAGATCCATCTTTTTTTACAAAGTTTTTGAATCTTGGATCTTCAATCATATCCTTTTCACTAACTGCAAAAATAATAATATCACGTTCTATATTGATTGGTATTTGATTAGCTACACTTTTCAAGTTGTAGTTGTTTTTGACGTTTAGTATTTTGTTTGCCGGTATACCTGTGGTAATCATCATTTGCATTTTTTCATTGAAAGTAAATGGTGATTTTGGCAATTTTGTAACACCTGTGGTTGTTATGTATACATCATTACCACCAAATTTAGTGGTTAGGTAGTTGTATACACTTTTGTGACCTTTGTGAAAGGGATGAAATCTACCAGGATAAATTACGAATATTTTCTTGCCCATTTGCATATAGTAATAAATAGAAAACCCCACAAATAAATGTGGGGTTCTTTTTGATACAATAAATATTAATATTGGAGAATTGCGTAATCGTATGCTACAGATAAACTGATCATCTGAGCAGCACCGTCATCGCTCCAATCCATTTCTTGGAAATCAGCGCTTACGATAAATGAACCTACCAACTTCCATTCTTCTACTTTGTCACCTACTGGACCCAAGACGTTAATTGTTAGATCCTTCTTATAGAAGTCTTGGTAACCATCACGACCAGTAACTGATTCGTGGTGCAAACGTACCCATTCCATTACTGCTTGAGCACCGGATGGTACAATTGGATCATAAAGTTCCATACTGATTTCATCCCATACACTTTTACCCTTGTAGTAGGTTTTTACGTTAATATGGTCAAGTTCCTTCTTGGCTTGTGTTAGTTTAGGACGATTGACCTTTTTGATGATGAATGATGGAATACCATCAACATAAAGAATAAAACGATTCTTTACTTTTGGTTCGAATGCCGTAGCGAATATTTCACTTGGATTTAGTAGTTCTGCCATATTTTTACCTTATTGTTCTTGAATATAAATATTAAACGATTTAGTTTTATATAAAGTTTTTTATCATTTACTCAAATTTTTATCTGTAATATTTGTGATAGCATTTTTTAGTTGATTGACGTAACCTGTGGATCTTAAAAGTTTAAACACCAAATTTTCTGTACTATACTCGCCGCTCTTACTTAATCCAGCTTCTCTCATTTCATACAAACGTTTAACTAAACGCTTTAATTTATCTAAATTTTGTTCTTTTATAGCTGTGGAAATAAACGAAACATATTGTTTGTATTTCTTTGTAATAGCATCTTTATCAATCTGAATGTCTTCTATTTTTGGCTTTTTTACCCATTCATTTTTCATCAAACTATATACAGCTTGACTTCTATTGACCTCTTTAATATCTTGAATGTAAACTTCCACTGGATGATTGCCAATTCTAATGTTGTGGTTTTCATTCCATTTGCTTTTTAAGCCATCCACATAATTCTTAACCAGTTCTTCATTTGGATCAATTTTGGAAAAATCTACAACCAAATGTAAGTCAATATCACTTGTTGGTGTCCAATTATATCCGGCAGTACTACCAAGAAAGTATATATTTTCAAGAGGTACATTCAAATCAGTATCTTTGTAAAAAGTATTTGCAATAGTTAATAACTTGTTTAATACATCAGGTTTAATAGCATTTTCAGTAGCCCATATCTCAGGATTTAAAATGCTATTATAAATTCTATGAGATTCTTTGATACCCAACATTTCTTTTAGTTTATTAATTGTATCTATTGCGCTTTTATGCAATATTGCTTTACCACCAGCTTTGATAAAATCATTTACATTATCTTCACGGTCATCTATCAAAATACTATCAGGAGTTGCAAACTTTGCTTTTAAATTTCTATGCGGTACCAAATTAGCTTTAATATCAATATTGTTATTGGCTAACCACTGCTTTTTACCAACATATGCCAAATTGGTAGGCGCATGACTCAATATCTCTACAGGCAAATTTGATACAAAATTATAAAGCAATCTGCCATCTTTCATCCAAGGCATACTAGAATAGTATTCAGGACAATTCTTATCTACAAACTTAAATCTATTCTTTTTACCGTGTTCAGCATCATAAGTTTCAACAGGTACACCACCACTATATCGCTTGAATTGCAATTCCCAATCACTTATCACACCATCCATATCCAAATATATTTTATGTTTATTAGTAATCATTTATAATAAATAGTAGCATATTATGCGCTTACAGTTAATTTAACTATCAATATTTTAGTATTATTATTTAATAATTAACTTAACCATTTAGTTAACTAAGCGCTAGCTTTAGCTTATACTTTATATAAAAGCAAAAGTCAAGTGTTATATTAAATTTAATTTGAAAATAATACTCTAACATAATCGCAATCGTATAATACGTTATCAGAACCAGGCGTAGAAATTCTACAACTACCAGCTAATTGTGCTGTAGGTCTTCTTGGTACTGCAATAAACATATTATTTATAGATTGACCGGGATTTTCATATTGATAAGTTGCTGTACCAGCTACCACATAATTTGCATTAGAAAATGCAGTGGTAAAGTTAATTGTATAATCGCCGGTACCATTATCAGTTATGGATGATACGTTATTAGACGCGTTAGATGATGGTGTGCCTGTTCCATTAAAGTGAATCCATGCTTTTATATTTGTGACACCGCTAGTACCACTGGTACCAGTAATACCACTAGACCCAGCATTACCATTTGCGCCACTAGTGCCACTGGTACCTGGATTACCATTTGCGCCACTGGTGCCACTCGTTCCATTGGTACCACTGCTACCCGCACCACCTGGACTGCCATTTGCGCCACTGGTGCCACTTGTTCCATTAGCACCACCGGTAGATTTGTATACAACGCCGGTTGTATTATCAACTGTTAGAAAATATCCAGTTGCGTTACTTGTCAATCCTTCCAATTTAAGTGGTAAATTTGTAGAAGATCCACTTATATGCAATTTATTAACAGGACTCGTTGTGCCTATACCAACATTACCACCATTTTTTAGAGTTAATATTTCTACAGAACCACCATCAACAAAACCGAGTCTATCGATACTTGAGTTTTTATAGTAAAATATATTAAATTGATTCCAAGTACCAGAAGAATTTCCACTCTTCATTAGTATAGAACCCGTACCAAAACTACCTGCCAACCTACCATCTATTATGAATGAATCTTCAACTGTCAAAGATCCATTCATATATGTTGTGCTGTTTACGTAAAAAGTTCCGTTAACTTGAAGTGTATAATTAGGACTTGTTGTACCTATGCCAACACTGCCATTAGAAGCAATACGCATTCTTTCACTACCACCTGTTTTAAATGTTAGTGTATCAGCGGCTGCCCAATCCATACCAGTATTGGTATCTTGATTAAAAGCATAATATGGGTCATGATTACCATAAGCAACTGCTCCTGTAGTATCACCCGCATAAACTACACCCGCACTATTTATCAATAATATAGTGTTGGTACTACCAGCTCTAATTCTAAATGGATAGAAATTAGCTCCAACTGCAGCTGCATAATCATATCCAACACCAATTGCCCCACCACCAAAACTTGAATTTGTAGATCTTACAAACAAGAATGAACCAGACGTAGTATTTGTTCCTTCTGTTTGTATTTGTAAACCTGAATTTGTAATTATCGTACCAATACCAACACATCCACCTGGAATTATGGTTGGTATATATCCAACACTATTTTCGTATCCATATAGTTCTACTCTCTTATATGTACCACCATTAATTAGGAACTTACCAGAAATATAATTTACATCTCCTGTATTAATTGACATTCCATAATAATAGTTATCAGCTTTTAGAAAGTTATTGGCGGTTAATTGTAATGGAAATGCGTTGCCATATGGATATGAAACAAACATGAAGTTGCTTGTATTTATAGAACCAACCACATCCAATTTATAAGCAGGAGTACTTGTGCCTATACCCACATTACCATCTGTAGCTATACGCATTTTTTCATCAACTGCCGTTCTGAATACAACAGGATAACTACCAATTGAACCTACATACAAAGCTGATGCACTTGAATCAAATCCACCAATTCTTGAACCACCAACCATCGTTTCAATAACCGCCGAATTGGTGCCGTTAACTTGTAAAAATCTATAGTTTGATTGTGCAGTTGGTGATGTTGTACCAATACCCACATCGCCATCTCCTGTTATTACCATTCTAGTAACAACACTACCAAGTACATTTGTATCTGTAGTTTGTACACCAAATTCAAGTCTTGGATTTAAATATTGAGGATTGGCTTGAGTAGTATATAGTCTTATATAAGCACCGTAATCATCATTTGCATCTCTTTGTATAAACAATAAACCAGTAGAGTCACCAACACTAGTCATTGTTCCTCCAGATAATCTAATTGGATATACTGCACCGGCTCCTGTTGAAGAACCATTATTTATAGTTAATTTTTGTGATGGACTTGTTGTACCTATACCAACATTACCATCGGCTGCAATTCTGAATCGTTCGGATGAATTTGTGTAGATAGTAAAGAAATTACTAGCACCAACACCATATAAATAATGTTGATTTCCAGCACTTCCAATTTCAAAATTACCATTTGAATTTCTAATGCGTAAATATCTATCAGATGTATTATTTGCACCAATTGTTACGGATACTCCAGTTCCAGATGTATTTAATCCAACACCACCTGTCACATCCAATGAAAATACAGGACTTGTTGTACCTATACCAACATTACCTGCTCCTGTTACAACCAATGAAGTTGCGGATGTACCACCTACTTCAAAATAATCTGAAGTATCTACAACTTTTAGATCCCAATTTCTTACACCATTATCAGTTAATCTTAATGTAGAATTACCTGATGTGGCCAATACTCTAATTATTGGGCTAGACCCAGCTACTTCTAATAATTGACTTGGACTTGTTGTACCTATACCTACGTTACCGACTGATGTAATTCTAAATTTTTCTGTCAGTGTTGAATTATCTGATCCGCCTGTAAATGTTCCCACTATAAAAGCACCTGCAGCGGTACCTCCATTTTCATTTAATGCTCTTAAAACCACGCTTGGTCTAGAAGTTCCTGATCCGCCAAATGTATTTGCTCCTGAACCGGCGCCACTCCATAATTGAAATGCAATTTCTGCGTAGTCATTTGTTGTAGATGTTTTATTTAATTTTAAATTTAAAGTTTGTGGACTTGTTGTTGATTGTATATCCGTTAAATAATTAGGACTTGTTGTACCTATACCAACATTACCACCATTTTCTATAGTAAAGATATCAGCCGCATCAGTATTATTAGTAATTCTTAAACTATTAGAATTTGAACCCAGTTTAATATAAGAATTGGATGCACCACTTGAATATCTACCAATTTCTAATTTTGCATTATTATCATCTAATATACGAATACCGCCTGCTACACTTAACTTTCCATAAGTTCCCGTAGGACTTGTTGTACCTATACCAACATTACCATTGTTGTCAATACGAACTCTTTCACTACCAACTGTAACAAACTTTATAGTATTTGTTAATCCACCTGAACCAGTTGATCCAAACACTTGCATTGCCGCACTATTATCACTTGGACCATATGTTGCTGCGGTTAATACTGAAAAATAATTAGAACTATACACAGAACCAACTACATCCAATTTATAAACAGGACTTGTTGTGCCTATACCAACCGATCCTTGTACATACAATCTAGAAGCAGTTAAACTGCCACTGAAACCACTAGCTTTAATAAAAGTTGTAGCTATAATTGATCCTGTAATTCGAGCACCTTGTAATATTGCCATATAATATAATTATTTATTTATCAATCGATTTATTGTTATTTGTTGTTCATCAACTATCTGCTTCAATTCTTTAACACCCTGTATCAATACAGCTGTCAATTTACTATAATTTATACCAGATATATTACCCAACTCATCATAACTAACAAATTCAGGATATATCTTCACAACCTCTTCAGCTATCAAACCAATACTAAATTCATTGTTGTTCTTATACCTAAATGTCACCGGATTCAATAACACAATCTTGTCCAATTGCGGCGGCAATAAAGGCATAATATCCGTTTTAGTATTTTCACTAGACGTTTCTATCAATGTAGTAGCACTAACAGTTCCAACAACTGTTAATGTAGTACCATCCACACTTAAAAAATTAACACTCTGTAACGTAGTAAGACCAGTAGTTTTTACCAAATAATTAGGCTGATCAGTAAAACTACCACCACTAATTCCACTGGTACCACTAGGAGCACTAATACCACTAGTGCCACTCGTACCACTGCTACCACTAGTTCCACTTATACCACTACTTCCACTACTAGCACTAGCACCTCCACCAGCACTTACACCACTTGTTCCACTTGTACCAACAGTACCACTACTACCACTCGTTCCGCTTGTGCCACTCGTACCACTGCTACCACTTGTTCCACTGGTTCCATTTCGACCACTTGTGCCACTGCTACCACTTGTTCCGCTCGTTCCACTTGTGCCACTTGTTCCGTTTGTTCCACTTGTTCCGTTTTGACCGCTACTACCACTTGTGCCGCTCGTTCCACTACTACCACTTGTACCACTACTACCACTTGTGGCACTATTACCGCTGCTACCACTATCACGACTAAATCCGCTTGTACCACTACTTCCACTTGTACCACTGGTTCCGCTTGTACCACTTGTACCACTGGTTCCATTTCGACCACTCGTACCACTTGTACCACTTGTACCACTGCTACCACTACTACCACTACTACCACTGGTTCCGCTTGTGCCACTAGTACCGCTTGTTCCGTTTTGACCGCTGCTACCACTTGTTCCACTTGTACCGCTACTACCACTTGTACCACTACTACCACTTGTGGCACTATTACCGCTGCTACCACTATCACGACTAAATCCGCTTGTACCACTGCTACCACTAGTACCACTTGTTCCGCTTGTTCCGCTTGTGCCACTTGTACCACTGGTTCCATTTCTACCACTGCTACCACTAATACCACTGCTACCACTGCTACCACTAGTTCCACTTGTTCCGCTAGTGCCACTCGTTCCATTTGTTCCGCTTGTTCCGTTTTGACCACTGCTACCACTTGTTCCACTTGTACCGCTACTACCACTTGTACCACTACTACCACTTGTGGCACTATTACCACTGCTACCACTATCACGACTAAATCCGCTTGTACCACTGCTACCACTAGTACCACTGGTACCACTTGTTCCGCTTGTTCCACTGGTGCCATTTGATCCGCTTATACCACTTGTACCACTAGTACCATTAGTACCACTGCTACCACTTGATCCACTTGTTCCACTTGTGCCACTAGTACCATTTGTACCATTTGACCCACTTATACCACTTGTTCCACTCGTTCCACTGGTACCATTTGATCCACTCGTACCACTAGTGCCACTGGTACCACTGCTCCCACTTGATCCACTTGTTCCGCTTGTGCCACTAGTACCATTTGACCCACTTGATCCACTTGTACCACTTGATCCACTTGACCCACTTGATCCACTTGACCCACTTGACCCACTTGATCCACTTGATCCACTTACACCAGACGATCCGCTACTACCACTAGTACCGCTTGTGCCACTAGTACCATTTGACCCACTTATACCACTTGTGCCACTTGATCCATTACTGCCGCTTGTTCCACTTGTTCCGCTTGTGCCACTAGTACCACTTGATCCGCTTGTACCACTTGTGCCACTGCTACCACTGGTACCATTAGATCCACTTGTACCGCTTGTGCCACTAGTACCATTTGTACCACTTGTACCGTTAGATCCACTTGATCCGCTAGTACCAGACGATCCGCTACTACCACTTGTACCGTTTGATCCGCTTATACCACTTGTGCCACTTGTACCACTGGTGCCGTTTGTTCCACTGCTACCACTTATACCAGACGATCCGCTACTACCACTTGTACCGTTGGATCCACTTGTGCCACTTGTACCGTTAGATCCGCTTGTACCGTTAGATCCGCTTGTACCACTTGATCCACTTGATCCGCTTGTGCCACTTGATCCACTTGATCCACTTGACCCACTGGTGCCGTTCGATCCGCTTGTACCACTTGTGCCACTTGATCCACTTGACCCACTTATACCAGACGATCCGCTACTACCACTAGTACCGCTTGTACCACTAGTACCACTAGTACCACTAGTACCACTTGTACCGTTAGATCCACTTGTGCCACTAGTACCACTGCTTCCACTTGTGCCACTGCTTCCATTTGATCCACTTGTACCACTACTACCACTTGTACCACTTGTACCACTACTGCCACTTGTACCGTTGGATCCACTTGTGCCACTAGTACCACTGCTTCCACTTGATCCACTTGATTCACTTACGCCACTGGTGCCGCTTGTTCCATTTGTACCACTGCTGCCACTTATACCAGAAGATCCACTACTACCACTTGTGCCACTTGTGCCATTAGATCCACTTGTACCGCTTGATCCATTTGACCCACTTGTACCGCTTGATCCACTTGACCCACTTGTACCATTTGATCCACTTGACCCACTTGTACCACTTGTGCCGCTTGTACCACTTGTGCCATTAGATCCACTTGTTCCACTAGTACCGCTTGTGCCATTAGATCCGCTCGTACCACTAGTACCACTAGTGCCGCTTGTGCCGCTTGTGCCATTTGATCCACTAGTACCACTTGATCCACTACTACCACTTGTACCGCTTGTGCCACTAGTACCGCTTGTACCACTTGTGCCACTAGTACCGCTTGTACCACTTGTGCCGTTTGATCCGCTTGTACCACTTGTGCCGTTTGATCCGCTTGTTCCACTTATACCAGATGATCCACTAGTACCACTTGTGCCACTAGTACCACTTGTGCCACTAGTACCACTAGTACCGCTTGTTCCACTACTACCGCTTGTACCGTTTGACCCACTTGTTCCACTTGTACCATTAGATCCGCTTGTTCCAGATGATCCACTTGTTCCACTAGTACCACTTGTTCCACTACTACCAGATGTACCACTTGTACCGTTAGTACCGTTAGTACCATTAGTACCATTTGATCCGCTTGTGCCATTTGATCCACTACTACCACTTGTTCCACTACTACCGCTTGTGCCACTCGTTCCACTACTACCACTTATACCAGAAGATCCACTGCTACCACTTGTACCGCTTGTGCCATTAGATCCACTTGTTCCAGATGATCCACTACTACCGCTTGTGCCACTACTACCGCTTGTACCATTAGATCCACTTGTACCACTTGTGCCACTTGTGCCACTGGTACCATTTGATCCACTACTACCGCTTGTACCATTAGATCCGCTTGTACCAGATGATCCACTACTACCGCTTGATCCGCTTGTACCAGATGATCCACTTGATCCACTTAATCCACTTGAACCACTTGAACCACTAGTACCGTTTGTACCGCTTGTACCACTAGTACCGTTTGATCCACTAGTACCACTACTGCCACTTGATCCGCTTGAACCACTTGAACCACTTGATCCACTTGATCCACTTGTACCGCTAGTACCACTTGATCCGCTTGTACCACTTGTGCCACTGCTACCACTGGTACCGTTAGATCCGCTAGTACCACTTGTTCCATTAGATCCACTTGTACCGGATGATCCACTTGATCCGCTAGTACCAGACGATCCACTTGATCCGCTAGTACCGGACGATCCACTTGTTCCATTCGTTCCATTGGATCCGCTGGTACCAGATGATCCACTTGATCCGCTAGTACCAGATGATCCACTTGAACCGCTTAATCCACTTGATCCACTTGATCCACTCGATCCACTAGTACCGCTTGTACCACTAGTACCGCTTGTACCACTAGTACCACTTGTGCCATTAGATCCACTTGTGCCGTTTGATCCGCTAGTACCACTTGTGCCATTTGATCCACTTGTTCCACTACTACCACTTGTACCACTTGTTCCACTACTACCACTTGTACCGCTTGTACCACTCGTTCCACTTGTACCATTTGATCCACTTGTGCCATTTGTGCCGTTAGATCCGCTTGTACCATTTGATCCACTAGTACCACTTGATCCACTTGATCCACTTGTGCCGCTAGTACCACTTGTGCCGCTAGTACCACTTGTGCCGCTAGTACCACTTGTGCCGTTTGTGCCATTAGATCCACTTGTTCCGCTACTGCCAGACGATCCGCTAGTACCAGATGAACCACTTGAACCACTTAACCCACTTGAACCACTTGAACCACTTGATCCGCTAGTACCGCTTGTACCACTTGTTCCGCTAGTACCACTGGTACCATTTGTACCACTGGTACCATTTGTTCCATTAGATCCACTTGATCCACTTGACCCACTTGACCCACTTGACCCACTTGATCCACTTGTACCACTGGTACCACTTGTACCGCTAGTGCCGCTTGTACCACTAGTGCCATTTGTACCATTAGTGCCGTTTGTACCATTTGATCCACTTGACCCACTTGATCCACTTGATCCACTAGTACCGCTTGTACCGCTTGTACCACTTGTACCACTTGTTCCGCTTGTACCACTAGTACCGCTTGTACCACTTGTGCCGCTTGTACCACTGGTGCCATTTGTCCCATTACTACCGGATGATCCACTATTACCAGATGATCCACTTGTACCGCTTGTACCACTTGTACCACTTGTTCCACTAGTACCACTTGTGCCACTGGTGCCATTTGTGCCGCTTGTGCCGTTTGAACCACTGCTTCCACTTATACCAGATGTGCCACTTGTGCCACTAGATCCGCTCGATCCACTTGACCCACTGGTACCACTCGTACCACTAGTACCACTGGTGCCACTAGATCCGCTTGTACCACTTGTACCACTTGATCCACTTGTACCACTTGATCCGCTGCTACCACTTGTACCACTTGATCCATTTGTACCACTTGTGCCACTAGATCCGCTTGTACCACTGGTGCCACTGCTACCACTAGTACCGTTTGTGCCACTTGTACCACTGGTACCACTTGTACCACTAGTACCACTTGTTCCGCTACTACCACTTGTTCCGCTGCTTCCACTGGTGCCTGATCTACCGCTTGATCCTCTTGTGCCACTTGTGCCGGTTGTACCGCTTGTAGTACTTGTACCACTTGATCCGCTTGATCCATCTAATAAACCACTACTACCGCTTGTACCACTGCTTCCATTTTCTCCACTAGTTCCACTGGTTCCTATATCGCCACTTTGACCGCTACTACCACCCTCACCATTTGTACCGCTTGTGCCTTGACTACCACTGGTACCTGAAGATGTGCTTGTACCGCTTGTGCCGCTTGTATTGCTTGTTCCGCTTGATCCAGCTGATCCTTTTTCTCCGCTACTACCACTACTACCACTGGTGCCTGTGCCTGAAGTACCACTGGTGCTGATATTACCGCTTACACCTATGATGTATCCGCATGCATCAAACGAAAAAGTTATGGTTGCGGTATTATCATTATTGAGTACTATTGTTTCTGGTATTAATTGATTGAAATTCTCGTCGTATGTTTGAATTAATACTAGATCTGAGTTTAAATTATGATCAAATACCCAAGTTTTTGATTTTTGATCGCATGGTATTTGTTTAGTAGCAACATTGTTGAAAAACTGAGAACTGGTTCGACAATAAATAATTTTACGTAATTCGTCGATTATTTTAAGAAACAGCTCTGTGGTAGGATCTTTAAAAGTCGCTGTTAATTTTTTATAATCATACAGAGCATTATCCAATTTTATTGGAGAAACCTCGCATGGATCTTTCTTTAATGTTGACATTTCTTATAAATATAACGATACGGTTAAGTAACACCGTGTAAGTGTTAAAAACATAAATATTAATTATATTTAATTAAATAGAGAAATTGGTATTCTTCTCCACTGTCCTGCGCTGTATATATAAAAATAATTACCGTCGTAGCTTACCCAACCATCTTCACCATAATCTGATGATTGATATGGTACTTGATGATAGAATTTGTCAGGAAATCTTTGAAATACTCTAAAAGCGGTATTTATTGGTCTTTTATTTGCAGTTGTGTAAATAGGATTGCCATTGCAATCGTATCCACTGATATAGGTTTGACTATTATAGTCATAATCAAATGTAGCAATTTCTCTTTTTAACCACCCCGCTGGATATTGATAAACATAGATATATTTAGAATCATATGCTAACCAACCATTTTCTCCATAATCGGTGATAGATTTTGGAGCTGGATGAAATGGTGTTTTGGTAACACCTTCAAAACTGGGTTGTATTTTATTATATCCGTCTAAATTTGTTACTTTATTTACGTTTAGTGCCATTGTACCTTGACCTGTTACATCTGTGTAATCCAATGGACTATCTTTTAAATTGTTGCTATTCTTAATAATATTGTTTGAAATGTTTTCCATTTCACCTGCACTAGCAATTGCATTTTCTTGCAACATTACTTTTCTTACTGTAAATAGCTTTTGAGTGGTATTTTTTACCCCGTCTAAATTTGTTATGTAATTTTCATTTAACAAATATGCATTGACATTTATATCAAATGATGTTTTGATATTACGATCTTCACCTTCATTGATTTCTTGTTCGATGCTATAACTGTCTATTCTGGCTCTGAACTTAAATCTTTCTGCGTCTCCCCAGTAATCTTTAGCTGCATAATTGATTTGTTCCAACAGCTTATTGTTTTGATCTACATAATCAGTCCAAATGATACATTCGTATGTAATATTTACTTGAACTGGTAAACTTACACTGTAAATTTGTTTGGTTGGCTTGCTTGCAAACGCACCTTTGTTCATCAAATCAAATCTGTCATATTTGTTTTTCTCGCTATAATTCATTATGGTTTCATAACTCAAATAACGATTAAATGTTGCAAGATCTTTGTTATTTTCTACACTTTTTCTACGAATCATAACAGCTGGCAACAATATTTTGCCTTGATTGTCTCTGATATGACCAAACTTTTTCATAGCAAACCATCTTTCTGGATTGCCATATATAATTGGCACCTTGACAACTTCACCATTATCGTTTACTTGTAGTCTTAAAGTACTATCTAATGTGTTGATAATAGCTGTATCAACGTCCAATAACGTTACAGTAAAATTCTTTTGTTTATCTGTATCACGACGAGTTGCGTTGGCTCTATTATAGAACTTTTTAACATCTGATTGCGCAGATGCGTTTTCAATAGGATTTGGTGGCGGATTTGTATTAGTATTTGGACCCCAAGACATAAATTATGTTTGTCTTTCTACTAGGTTAATTTTGCTTAGTCTTGTGTAATGAGTATTAACAATCAAACTCCAAGACTTATCAGGATGACCACCCAAGAATTGTTCTTGAACTACGTTATCAATTTCATAATAACGTTCATTGTAAAGCACCAAATCGCCAATTTCTGGGAAATAGTTCGTGGTAATACAATCACGTTCTCTAAATCTGTAAACAATATCTTGTTTTCTATCAGGTCCATATCCTTGATTTTCTGTGTTAATGTCTTCACGTTGCACCAAACAACTCAAGTCTATACCAGAGTAAAAAACCTTACCCTTGTCACTACTGCTTTCACCGTAGATATTGGTATTGGTTTCATAAGCTGCAATTTTAAATACTTGTACAACGCATTCGATTATATCACCGATTAATTCAGAATTAACACTTCCCAAAAAATTTATATCTCTTGGAGAAAAGTATCTACCGGGAGAATAATTATTGTTATAAATACCCACATCTTTACGTGTAGATGTCCAGTATTGCTTAAAAGCTGGATTTTGTTTAGGGTATTGTGGTGATACAGGTGCTGCCATAAATTATCCTATATAAATGTGTAGTGGTACTCTGGAAAGCATCTTATTCATTTCTTCGCTTTCCTTACCTTTATTTTCCAATTGATTGACTCGCAAGGTTTTTTCCAACATATCTCTCAATTTATCAAGCAATGTGTCTTTTTCCTCCTTGGCTTCAGAACGTAACTCCGCACCGTCAAGAGTTACTTCGCCACCTGGAATTGGTACTGTACTATATTTTTGTAATATACGTCCCAATGTTTCTTTGCACAAAGCCAAGAAATATTTCTTGATCCACTGTTTGCCTGGTTGATTTATCTTACAATATGTACAGTATTCGTATGGTATATCACTTGGATCGCTAATGTATTCATAACGAGATCCACTATAAAAGTTGGTAATATCACGTTCACTTTCAACTATATAATCTATATAAACTTTGAAATTGTCGGTTGGAATTGGAAATATTCTCAACTTATTATTACCTAGAATTTCAAAACTATATGCGCTTTTACGAACCATATCATTAAACTCAATAGCTTGTACACGTTCCAAGTCTTCAAAGATCGGAGTCATTAAGAATTGTGTAGCAGGACTGTATGCGCTAAATCCCATTTCTGTTAGTACGTTACTATAACTCATACCAGTCATACTAAACGGATCATAAATACGAGCAATTGCTGGCGGTCTTTGGTGAAATACACGTTTAACTTCGATACGAGAGCCTGTCAAGTGTTCAATATCTTTACCAATCAATTGATTTAAGTCATAAACTTGTTGTGTGCTGCTTGGATTAACACTGCCACTGACAGTAATATAATTGCGTTTAACTTCATATTCGCCACCAACAAGTGCTTCTGCACCATATTGTTTGCTCAATTGAATTATAAAAGGCAATCCTGTACTTTTTACTCCTAGACCTGTTAAATTTTTGTATTGGTTTTGTGGTAATCCTTGTAAATTTACCATATTATTAACGATGTTGAATTCGTTAACTACACGGTTATATTCCAATACAGATTCTTCAAAACAGGCATAAAAATTAACATCGATCATTTCAATATCGACAATAGGATAACCCAAACGTTTTGCTGCCCACATAGCACTACTACTACAATCATTTTCAAAAGTAGTTTCGCCAGATCCTGTGTTACAACTTTCGCTTAAGTAATAACCAAATGGCACAGTGTTTTGAGTAACACTACTACCACTCCCAGGCCATCTTACCCTATCTTGATCTAAATTAGCACTCATTAATTATAAATATCTAAACAACAAAAATATACAGTTTATAATTTGTTAATTCACATATCATATTTTTTCATCCGTTTTATCAGCTGTACCTTTCAATTTACTTGATATTTTATTTAAATAATTCTTGATTTTATCTTTATAGATCTGTTTAGCAGTAATATTGTTTGGCTCTGTTGGTGCGCGATCACCCCAATGAATTTTTTGTGTAAAATACTTATCTCCAAATCTTTTCCTCAATTCCTTGGTTCTTATTACGAATGTATCTTCTGGTCCCTTATTTTGTATTATACCCAAGGCAAATGCGTCTTTTAATCTAAATCCCTTCATCTTTAATCCGGCGATTACACCCACGGGTTTACCTGTATCAGGATCAATTGGTCGATCACTATCGTCTAAAAATCTCAAATCGGTTCTATCTGCATCAATTACTTTATAACCACGATAATATTCTGGTAATTCATCAAATATTGCGGAAATATTACCACCAGCCTTCAAATATTTTTCACATTCTATATTGTTTTGTAAAGTTTCTTTTCTTGAAAAAGTCATATGTGGTTTTGAAGGATCTTCAAGACTTTGCATTGCCCATTTAAACACGGCTGTATAGTCATAAAATTTAACATCTGGATTTGCAGATTTCCAACTTTCCAATTTTTTATGAAAATCAAGATCGCTCGTACCGTTTAATCTAACCGATAACTTTAAATTGTATTTAGCAGCCACTTTTTTCAAAAACTCCATTTCAATTTGCAATCTTTCAATGAAGTCTTCAGGACGCATTGGATTCAATATTCTACCACGTTTACCTTCGGGTCCGGGTCTACCTTTGCCATAAAATCTATCTATAATTTTTGGATCTGTAGGAATATTTTTCATCTCATCAGATGTCAATTTGTCACCAAACAACCAACGAGTTTTTCTAGCTCTTGCTGCTAATTTTGCTTTTAGATATGCAGGGTTACCAGCAAAATTCAAACAACCAGCGTTACATTCCGGACTTTTCTTTGGACACACTTCGTGACCTGATGAATCAGAGGGAGCCAAATATAAAATTGCAGTCAAATATCCTTTGTCATCTAAGAAAGACTTCAGTGTTTTTGGATCGTTTAATACACTCAACAGTTTTAATCTTCCTTGAGTGTCTCGGGCAATATTCTTCATTAATTCGGCCAACTCAAAACTAATAGGCTCCTTTTTGTTCGCTTCAGTCAAACATATCTTTAAATTGTTATCGGTATCATTTATAGCTTCATATAGAGATTGATTTACGCAATTTTTACATTCACATACAAACGTATCTAGTGGGATAATACTGTCATCAGGTAACCCAAGTGTTTCGTACATTTTAACTTCTGTTAATAAATCAATAAATTTCATATGTGTTTTGTTATTCTTACTTTTAGATTACCTGTGCCTTTTATTACACGGTGGTATGTTTCTTTAGGTATAAATATTGTTTCTTTAAGTAATTGTGGTAAATTATTATCTAATTGAAAGTGCCAATTGTTATTTTCTATAACTTCAACGGTTCTGTCTTCACGATCTATATGCCATTCCAGTTCGTGAGTAGCTACATCGGAACTAAATTCTCTTATATACTGACTGTTACCCAGTGGGTTTTCTATAAACGGTAGACTCATTACCAGTATTTACCTTTACCTTTATTACCCAACGATTTCATTCTATGACTTCTGCAACTCCAATATCCAGCCGTTGTTCTATCTTTCTTTTGACTACATCTGTGTCTAGCTGCAAAACTCTTACGACGAGCCTTGCTACTAGCTCTGCTTCTCATATTTGGATCTCCAAATGTTACTTTTTTAACTTTGCCATTCTTAGATTTAACATATACAGCATATTTTTTAGGACCGCCGGGTGTTCTAAATGGTCTACTTAAATTAACAGTGCGTCCTCTATGCTTAAGTTCCATCAATAAATCTTCTTCGTCTTCGATAGGCGCATCCAAATACACTTCTCTACCTTCAAATATAGCCTTTTTACCCAAATCACTTTCAACCAATTCAGCGTCAGCGTCACACAATTCTATTAAATTTTGAAAATACAAAGTACGAACTTCTTCGATTAAATCAAAATAAGACTCACTATAGGTTCTAAAAATGTTTTCGCTAAGTGGAATTTTATTGTCAATATGATAACGTAAATAAGAACTCATCACTGGTTCTATGTTCTTAGGATGTGCCATCGGACACAACGAATCGTTCTCTATTAAGTCATTAAGTTTGATCATATTGATAAATATTAGTTTTATTATAAAAAATAATATTTATATTATATGAACTTTAAAAAACAACTGTTTTACACCATCGTAATTTTAATACTAACCGGTTGTATTTCGTCTGAAGTTAGACCGGCGAAGCAAGTTACAACTGCACAAGACGCTGTTGCTAAACAAGAAGCCAAAGTAGATAATACGATGGTAGAGTTGGAAAAAGTAGAAAAAGGCAAACGTGTACAAGCATCGTCTTTGTCTATAGGTATTCAACACTCTTTAAGTCAAGTAACAAACCCGTCAGTACAAGTAGATACTGCTAAATCACTCAATGAACGTGTAATTTCTATAGTTGGATCACCACACATAGATGAAATTAAACGTATAAAAGCTACCGTTGATTTATTAAACAGTCAAGTTGCTGAGGAAAGAAAAAAGGGTGATCAATTACTATCACAACGTGACGAAATCATAAACAAATTGCAAAAAGAAAAGTCTGCTTTGAAAGAAAAGTATGACGATGAATTATGGCAAATGACTGATAAAGCAAAAGAAATTGCAAAAGAAGCTGATCAAAGCAAGGCTACTTTGGATGCTATGAGTGGTATGTTTGGTCTTAATGCTGTATTTTGGGGTTTAAAAAAGTTCTTTGTTAGTGCAATGACCGCAATTATCATATTTGTTGTGGTATTTGTTATATTAAGAATATTAGCAACAGTACATCCAGCAGCTGGTGCAGCATTTAGTATATTTAATATGATTGGTTCTGGATTACTAAGTTTGGTAAAAGCATTAACTCCACATGCATTTGAATTGGCTAACTTCGCTTCAAAAGACAAAGTTGATGAATTCAAGTCTCCACTTGTTAAAATAGTTGATGTAATTCAAGAACTAAAAGAAAAACAAAAAGAATCTCCTGATAGAGTATATCCATTGACTGAAGTATTGAAAAGATTTGATAAAGAAATGGATAGTTCCGAAAAAGAATTGATTGATGATATTCTAAAAGAACAAAAGTGGATTAAATAAATTAATATTTATATTTATTATATAATTGTTTTGGATTGTTAACAAATGTTATGTGTTAATAAACTAAAGACGATTATGGATACAAATACAGCACACGTAATATCTCAACAGGTACTAGAATCAACCGCACAAGATATGACAGGCAAATATGTCTGGATGTTCGTAGCGGGATTAGTAATTCTAATGTTTAAATCAAGCATTGAAAAACTTGCCGCGGCACTGTTTATGTTTATTGGGTCCGATTACAAAGAAGATGATGTTGTATATATTGATGGCAAACCCGGCAGAATTGTTCGTGTGGGACTTACAAAAACTGTATTTTTCATATATGACGTAGTAGATGGTAAGGTTGTAGGCGGAAGTAAATTAGTTATCCAAAATGAAAGACTAGCTGGTCTAAACATAGAAAAACCACTACCTCAATTGGATTTAAGCCGTTTCAAAAAAGACTAATTTACTAATTAAACTATGGCTATTAACATTTTTACCCACATCAAACGTGGGTTATACGATAACGTCTACAACTGTATCGAAAAAGAAAAAGTAGATGTCAATCAAAGAGACGATGATACAGGCAATCCACCATTGGTTGTTGCTGTAGAAGAAAATCAAGTGGAAATCGTAAAACTACTGTTAAATCACGGTGCAGATCCCAACTGTAAAGATTGGACCAGTAAAAATACAGCACTGGATGTAGCTGAACAAAAAGGTTTTAAAAATATCGCAGAAATACTACAACAAAGAGGTGCAAAATACAGTAGCGGTAGTAGTTTCCATTTAGCCGCAAAAAATGGTGATATCGTTTCTATTGAAGAAATGTTAGACAAGGGATTTGATATCAATGAAGTTGACGCTGGCAAAGGTTGGACCGCACTACATTATGCAGTAAATTACGGACAAAAACACTTGGTTGAATATCTAATTGTAAGAGGAGCTGATGTTAACAAGAAAGATTTCTTGGGTAAAAATAATCCTATTGACGTACTATCCAATACCAATAGAGGTGACATTGTTAAGTTATTGAATAAGTACGGTGCTAAATCCGCAGGAGGTGTTAGTATTCATTTCTGCGCAGAAACAGGAGATTTTGAAGGTGTACAATCGTTCTTTGATAAAGATGGTAAAATCAATGGCAGAGATGAAAAGAATGGATGGATGCCACTACATTATGCCGTTAACGCTAACGATGTTGATATGGTGGAATTTTTGGTACATTTGGGTGCGAATGTTAACGGTGCAGATTTCAAAGGTGAAATTGCTCCGTTGGATTTGGCATTTAAGACGGGTAATGTAGAAATGCAAACATATCTGCAATCCAAAGGTGCTCAAAGAAAAAAGAAACACGATATTGGTGGTGGTGGAAAAGATGTAAACATATACATCACAGATGAAGTTAAAAAGCAAATTGCATTGTTTGTTGAAAAACGTAATCGTGAAGAAGCTGCAATAAAGAAACACGAAGAAGAACAAGCATCAAAAGAACCAAAGAAAAAAGATGCACCAGCTAAGAAAATTAACTGGAAAGATTTCTTGAAACTTAAAGATATTCCAGTGGTAGAAAAGAAAGAAGAAAAGAAGGTAGAAGTTGTTAAACCCGTCAAACAAGTTGTCAAGAAAGTTGAACAAGTTGATGTAGAAGTCAAATCTGGTAGATTGCAATTGGACGTAGAACAAGAAGGTTATATATTCTTTATGGATATTGTTGCTTATAGTAAGAAAACAACAGATGAACAAAAGAAGGCTTGTAAAGATTTGGGTGCATTGGTTAAGTCTACAATGCAATACAAAACAGCTAATGCGCTTGAAAAGTTAATTATATTACCTACTGGTGACGGTATGGTATTGGGATTCTTTACTTATTTGGAAGATGCAATGAATTGTGCAGTTACTATAGCTAAAGCAGTAAAGGATAGACCGGATTTACAAATGAGAATGGGTGTACATTGTGGACCTGTAATACCAATGGAAGATATTAATGGCAATCTCAATATCAGTGGTGATGGTATCAACTATGCTCAAAGAGTAATGGATGCAGGTGAAAGCAATCATTTGTTGGTTAGTTCAGCAGTAATGTTAAAATATGATAGACCACCATATGTATTAGTAAATGACTTGGGGGATGTGGTTGTAAAACACGGTGTAGTTATGCATTTGTATAGTTTACACGGTAGTGATTTTGGTAACAAATCATTTCCATCTAGTAGAGTAAAGAAAGCAGAACCAACAACAAATAAACCAGTATGAGAACAATGCCTTTAGTAAGACAATATCATCCAAGTATTGTTAATACAGACTTGGATGTATACAAAATAAAGGATAGAGTTATGGCAGCTCCTATAAATAATCACCCTGATCCATTTCAAGTAATAGATAGACTTGGTATCAATAAGATTAATGCTACCAAAATTAGAACTGTAGTATATAATTCCAAAGGTCTTTTTTATATAATATAAATCTTGACAGTTAGAGTTATATGGTTATACTGAAATAATGTCGGAGTATTTTGACCCCACATTAATTTACATCAAAAGCATCAATAAGAATGTTGCAAAAACTCTTATTGAAAAGAATCATTATACACACAAGTGGTCTCTTTGTACTGTAGCTTATGGAGTATACTATAAAGAATATGTAGAGAGTACATTCTTTGGTGGTTTTAACGAACGATTAATAGGTGTATTAGTATATGGAAACGCCGTGGGTAGAAATGCTAGTACCAGTATCTCTTCACTACTTACTAATAACAATGTGTTAGAATTAACACGACTGTGGATTGCAGATGGTTATGGTAAAAATATAGAAAGTTATTGTATAGCTGAAAGCTTTAGATTATTAAATACTGAATATCCCCACATCAAATGTATTCTCAGTTATGCGGATAGTGAAGCTGGACACGCAGGCACAATCTATCAAGCAACTGGCTTTCTATATCAAGGCGATAACTATGTAGATATCGCTATAATGCCTAACTATAGTGTTAGTTTAGTTGGTCCTCCTAACTATGATTGGATACACAGCAGAAGTGTATATTCAAGATGGAAAACACACAGCGTAGATAAACTAAAAGAACGTATTGGTAGAACATTCAGGCGCAAACGAGAAAGTGGTAAACATCGTTATATCAAGTTTATCAGTAACAAAATAGAAAATAAAAAGTTGACTAAATCTCTTAAACATAAAGTTCTACCTTACCCCAAAGATACTTCGTTCAAAGAAGAAGTACAAGAAATCGTTGTAACATCTACCAACGAATTTTTCGAATAAAAATATGAAAGACTATATTACATTAAAGGATGTAAAATCCAGATACAAAGAAGATTTATTATTCGTAAAAACAAACCCGAAACTGTTTATTATTAATTTATTTACGCAAAATAAACAATTTAGACATTGGGAATATATGTGGATCAAAGTAATAATTGGACTTATAAGATTATACTTTGTAAGTTTTATATGTAGATGTAAATTTTGGATTGTTTGTATTTTAAGTGGACATTTTCCTTGGGAAATAAAATAAAACTAATATTTTCTTTTATGTAATTTGATCGTGGTTAATGATACTCCATACTTCTCACTTAATGCATTGTTAGTAAAACTACCACTCTTTAAATCATCAACAAATTCATTCTTTCTAAGCGCAAAATTTCTCTTTTGTTCACTAATCTTACGTTTCATTTCATCACTCATAGCACCACGCTTTTTGCCTTTTAATCCATTATCATAACTGTAATTAATATTACGATTAGCCAATTTGTCATTTCTCTCCTTGTACTTAAGTGTACCACTGTCAATACCATACTTGTCAACAAACCACTCCAAAGTATAACGTCCTACAGCACGATCACGTTGCCTTTCTTTAGCCTCATCACTATGCTTTTTACCGTGCATAGGATTTTTAGCTCCTAGATTAATATCAGATAGTAACTGACGAGTTTCTTCTTTATCAGGATTATGTGTAAAATTATCGCCTCCACTTGCGGTTGGGGTAATATTATAACCTATATCACGCATATAGGGTTTAAACATATCTAAATAAAATTGTTCTCGTTTAAACAATTCACATTCTATTACATTTTCTAATATAATAAATTCAAAACTGTTTTCCCCGTAAAAATCCCAAGCGTGTTGTAATTTAGGATTCTTATGTTTATTCTTTTTTAAATCATTTTTATGTTCCCACCAACGACGATCAATATCTTTAGCAGAACCAATATAAAACTTGCCATTCTTAACATTTGTAATTTTGTATATACCACTTTTCATATAATATAAGTATATACAAGTTCTATGGTAATGTCAATTATTTTTTATTAGTGCAAGAAAAAACCCCAACTTTCGTTGGGGTTTTTGAGTTATTTTATTTCTACTAAGTATTATACGGTATCGAGATCGCCGATAATAACTTTTCCATAGAACTCTGGGCGCACTACCTTCTTAGCGTAGCGGGTCATTACGCCTCTACGTGGAGTGAAGTTCACTGGATCATAGACCAATGGAGTTTGGATTAGTGGGATATATGGAGCATATACAGCACCGGTTTCTAGGAAGTTGTTTCCACGGAAACCAACCAATACTACGTTATCGGTCATGTATGGGTTCTTGTAAACTTGGAAGCGAGAAGCAAAGCTACCAACGCGGCTTACGCCCATTGCGAACTTAGCTTGATCACCATCAGTGTTTACTACATATCCTGGGATTGATTCTAGGATAGTTGCAACGTCTGGACTTACGACCAAGAAGTTTGCACCACCACGTAGGGTCAATTTTTGGATTGTGTTAGATACCTTTTGGATCTTGTTTCCAAGAGTTTGGAACCAAGTGCTCTTTACGTAAGCAGTACGGTTTGGTGAACTGTTTGCATTACGTGTGAAGATTGCTTCACCAGTAGTTGCATTCAATCCCTTGCTGAATTCAACACCGATTTGGGCGGACCAAGCTTCGGTTGTTATGCCTTGAACGGCTTCGTTCAACATGTCTAGGATTTCAAGATCGATTTCCATAGATACATATTCACTCAATAGAGCAGTAAGTTCTGCTTCTGCGTCGATGGAGTGATATGCGTTCAAGTCTTGAGCCAATTCTGGGGTCCAGACTGCTTTCAACTTACGGGTCTTAGCAACGATTGGTTCGCTGTTTAGTACCAAGTTTACTTCTGGGATACTGATATCAGTATCGATGCTTTGTGTAGGAACGTTACCAGCGGTACCGGAACCTTCACCTGGGGTCTTACCAGCTTCGAAGTCACCACGTAGGTTATCGGTAGGTTGTAGACTATAGATCAACTTAACGTTGCTTGCTGCACCACCGAATGCGCTATTAGAAGCGGATACGATATATACGGATTGATAGAATGGATTGCTCAAACTACCAGTGTTAATTGCTTTTGAATAGGTGTTCAATACCAAACCATTGCTTCTTAGAGAAGTTGGTGCAACTGAACCTGAAATCAAGTTGAATGAACGTACTGCGTTCAAGTCAACGTTGTACATATATCCTTGACCAGCAACACCAGTGGTGTTGTCGTCGTGGTTCAAGATAACCTTGAACAACTTCTTAGCTACGACAGATGCGCTTAATTCAGCAGCAAATTGAACGTCGTTCCAAGAAGCGGTTTGGATGGTGTTACCAGTTGCGGTTGCAGTTGCACTCTTAGCTAGGGTAATAGCAGAGCTACTTACTGGACGAACTGAATAAGCAAAAGCACCTTGACCGTATAGACCACGTACTGCGTCATCAGTTGAACCCAACTTCTTACCTGTACCACCAAACAAACTGTCGTTCAATTGCTTACCTGCACGGGTAGTTACGGAACTACCGTTGTTCAAGTTACGCAAATCACTACCAGGAGCGGTTGTACCATACTTGAAGTCTAGATAGAAAATTAGACCAGATGGTAGATTCATTGGTTGTACGCTGACGAATTCCTTAGCGGCGATTTCAGCGAATACACGACGTACCAATGGTAGAGCTACACCAGCCCATTGTTCTGAACTGGTAGAGGTACCGGTGGTGGTTGCTTCGTCAAGCAATTGTTTTGCTTGGTTTTCCAATAGGATTGACATATGTGCTTTTTCAACACCTTGGCAACCTTCTAGGAGGCCTGTCTTTTCCCACTTGGATTGTAGTCCACGTGTTTCAGCCATCAATTTGGCTTGTGGATTCATATTTCCTGTCAATAGACTTTTTACATCCATACTCATATTTTTGTTTCTTTCTATATTAATTACTGTTAGGTTTTTACTCGCAAACTAATTACTTCTTGATTCCTGCGAGTTTTTGGAATCTTGAAGCCATTACTTCAGCTTGAGGTTCTACAATGGTAGAATCAGGCTTTGTACTGGATACTGGTTTGCTTGCCAAACCTTCGGTGATAGTTTGAGCAGTTGTATTGGTCTTTTTCTTGACAACTGATGCACCGGAATTAAGTGATTCGGCTAAAACTGTATATGCCAACTTGACTTCACGAATATTCTTGGTCAAGTCGAAAGTGTTGATGATCTTCAACTTTTGATCTTCGGTAAGAGCTTTACCTTTGAACAATTTGTTGGTGTAGAGCAACTTAGCATTCAATAGATTTGTTTCAGATAGAACACTCTTCAAATACTTTACAGTCTTGATGTGTTCGCTCAATTGAGACTTTAGTTGTTCGTTTTCTTCGTTGATAGCTACTAGAGCTTCTGCCATTTCTTCAGCGGATACTTCTTCTGAGTATTCACCTTCTGAAGGAGATGGAACTTGAGCTGGGGCTGGAGCTGGTACTTCAGCAGCTGGAGCGGCTGGAGCAACAGGAGCTTCTGGAGCTGGAGCAGGTGCTGGTGCAGCTGCTGGATCTTCGCCTTCTAGTTCTGCTAGAAGTTCGTCTAGATTAATTTCTTCTTCCATTGAATCATCAGATTCACCGGCATCGTCGGAATCTCCTTCGGATACTACTTCACCTTCTAGTTCTGCTAGAATTTCGTCTAGTTCTTCACTAGTTACTTCAGCACCTTCTTCAACGGCAGCTTCTTCTTCAAGCTTTACGTCGAATTCTTGCTTACCTGCTGGAGTTGTGTTTTTATTTGAAGCTGGTGATGGTTTGGTTGGGTGTTGTTTTGTAGCAACATTGCTGTCATCCTTACCAATGTTAGAAGATGCAAGTTTTTCTTCAATCTTGCCTTCTTCACCTTCTGGTGCTTCGGTTTCTTCTGCCATTTCTTCCTTGAGTTTATCTGCAAACATTTCTTTCATACTGTTTGCAAAACTTTCTTCGAGGAAGGTCTTTGCATTTGCCAATGCTGTTTCACGTACAGCCTTTGCATCCGCAATGCTTTCTTTTAATAGATCGCTCATAATTATATTTCTGCCTTTCTTATTGTTATTTGTTGGTGAAGCTATTGAAGAACTCCAAAGAAGATAAATGTATGTGACATCAAAGAATGATGTATTTGAATAATAAATATAATTTAAAATTGAAACAAATGAAAATATTTTATATTTATTGATATATGCCTGCAAAAAGCGAAAAACAAGCCAGACTATTTAGATTGGTAAGAGCACTACAAAAAGGTGGAATCAAATCAAAAGAAGTTTCACCACAAGTTCGTAAGATGGCACGTACCATCAAACCAAGTAGTGTAAAACACTTTGTTAAATTGAAAGAAATATTGAAAAGTCTTAATGAAGCAGAATATTCATTAAGTGATTTTGATATCATTAAAGGCAAATCATTTAACCAAGTGCTAAAAGAAAATGAAGGTATTGCGTTTACTAAAAAAGAAATGTTAACTTTTCAAAGTAAACAAGCGGGATTTAGTGGATTTGGAAAAACAAATTTTATTCCTAACCCACCAGAAAATACAAAAATAGAAACTGAAATATTTAGTAATGGTAGTACCAAGAAATATGTGTTTAAAAAGCTCATAGATCAAAAAAATGAAAATTTAATTGTATATGCTTGTTTTATTCAAAGATCTTATCCTGATAAACCAGACAAAGAAATATTCAGTATGTTAAGTACTGCTTTGGATAAGAATAAAGATTCTGAACAAACAAAAACCCTATCTGACTTTATAGATAGAATTAACTCTTATGGCCTATAATTTCAATCCAAATCTAGCTAAACATATGAATTCCACAAAAGACAATTATAAGTTTATAAAAAGAACTGGGGACGAAACTCCATATTCCAACCCAGATGTGCGTTCTATGAATAATAGCTACAACAATTATAAGTCTCCAAAATTAATTAACTTTATAAACAATGATAATTTTGAAGAAGAAAAAATGTTTAAGTTAGAAGATATAGATAATCCAAACGGATGGGATTTTACGGAAATTGATATATTGGGTGAAATGAATTTTCGTATAGATGATGAATACAGAATGTTTTCTGAAATAGAAGTTCCATCTTTAGATATGGTCAACGAGAAAAGAAAAACCTTCGTCTATAAAACAGACGAAGGTTATGTGATAGAAGCAAATAGAAGATACGTTTTTGAATCGTTCGATAAAATGTTGGAATTTATTGATTCGATACCGATGAGTTAATAGTGCCTTCTTGTGGTTTTGGATCAGTGTGTACTTGGTCGGCAATTTCAAAATAACGTTCCAATCTCATACCAACTTGTTCATACAACATTTCAAGTTGTTTTTCAATTTCTTTCATTTTGTTGGCTTCTTCATACATTTTGGCAGCGTCTCTTTTGATTTCTTTCATATCACGTTCAACCATTTTGGCTTGCATCCAGTCGCCACATTCTTTAATTGCGTAGCGTTCTGCTAGATTAACAGCCTCCATAATTTTTTGTGCAGTTTCATATACACAATCGGCTTTTAATCCCTTGCGATATTCATTATAGGATCTAATAGCACCAACCATTTTTGACTTTTCTTCTTTGGTAAGTGGACTATAAGCTACTTCAGTGGAATTTTCTAGTAAATGTTTTAATTTCATACTTTATAAATATTATAATTCTGATAGAATGTTGTGAATAATTCTTTCTACATTACCGTATGGGTTGACAATTGTTCTTTGTTCTACACTTTCATTGATTTTGCCTTGAGGATACATAAAGGCACCTTGTGTACTAGGATTGCTTACAAAGTCAAATGCGATCAAATCAAAATCGTCTTGTACAATGTCGGCACCTTCTCTCATATCTTTTTTAACACTGCCTAATCCTCTGCTGCTAATACCTAATAAAATTCCAGATTGCAATAAATCTCTAAGAATATTACCACTTGGTGTGGGCAGTATTTCAACTGTTCCAACCAAATCTTTGTCTTCCCAACCCATATCAACAATGTTGTGACTAACGTTCTTTAAGTTAACCACGCTGCTTTCTGGATGATCCAACTCACCCATAGCACGACGTTGTTTTACGAAGTTTTGCATATACTTTTCAGCTTCACGCTTTAGTACATCTTCTGGGTACACTCTTCCATTTTGATTCTTTGCATCCGCACGTTGTAATACGCCGGTTACGTATAGTTTTCCATCTTTAAGAGATTCATTTAAAGATGTCTTTTTAAATTCAAATGGTAATATGTCTATCAATACTTGTTTCATATATGTGTTAAGCTTTAGGTTGTGTTGTTCCTGGTTGTTTTGATTGATCTGGTTGATTTGCAACAGTTGCGTCTTGCTTATCTGCGGTTATTGTGTTTTGTGGAACAACATTTTGTTGACTTTGAGGGTCAACCAATGCTTTTGATTTAGCAACTTGATATTGATCTTTTGGTTTCAAATTATCAGCATTACCTAAAATTTTAAGTTTAAATCCTGGCTTGATGAAAAATTTAGCTACTTTTTGTTTATTTTCTTCACGACCAATTATTATAATAACGTATCTGTCGTAGTAATAATCAATAGCAACACCAGTTACATTTATAGTATAATCTGTCTCAGGTTGTTTATATCCTTTACTGGCTCTAACTACGATTTTCTTACCTAAAATTTTGTCTTGGATTGTTTTTTGTAGATTGTTCTTTAATGCCTCGGTTGAACCTTTTAACTTGGTATCAAATGCTGTAAAATCAGGCAATACATCATATGTTTTTAAATCTACAGATGGTGAAGGTTCGGCTTGCTTTGGTTGTTGAGTTGGAGGTTGAGCAGGTGACGGTTGTGGAACAGAAGCTTTCTGACCTTCTTGTTCATATTTTAAACCATTAAAACCTTCAGTAAATGGTAAACTTCCTTGTTTATAACCAATCAAATTTGGATCTAAATTTGGATCATTATGTTGAACCAATCCATTTTTATCTGTATATGTATCTCCCAATTCAATTGATTGAGCAGGAGTACTATATGCTGGTTCACTATACATTTGATTTTCCAACTTATAATTAGGACTTCTTTTAATTGGCTTAGCTAATTTATATCCCAATTGTGTGTATGTATCTGGTCTTGCTCCTCTTTTGGAAAAAGCAAATGGAGTTCTTGCAGCGTCACCACCAACAGCAACTGGACCAGAAGCAACAGGTGCGGTACCTGTTGTACTAGCTTCATTTTTAACCTTTAGGTTGGTTAAAATCTTTTTAATCTTTTGTTTAAGATTTTGCTTCATTTTTGACATCAATCTTTTTAATTTCTTCTATCAATTCGTATACATTTAACAATGAAGTCAATTGATTTTCTTTAATTACGCCAACACAAGATTTTGTTGAAAACTGACTAATAACTTCATTTATTTTAATTTTAACCACTTCAGAGGTAACATTCTTCACTTGATCTTTTAATACTCCACTTATTCTCTTGTACTCTTCGTTGACGTATTTTGTAAATTTACTGGAGTTGGAAACATTAGTAATATATTCTTTTAGAAGTTTCTTTTGATCTGGCAAAAGATTGTTGTATTTGGTATTGAAGTTTTCAATCAAGAATTTATAGGCCAACAATCTAACTTCAGCACTTTGATTTCCATAAACATCCATCATTTCTTGTTCTGACTTCTTTTCTTTTGTTAAGCTCTCAACAATATATTCTCTTGATTCTAACAATTCAGATACATCAAACTTGACTTCACTTTTATCTTGATCTTCAAATAATTTGTATATAGAGGCGTATAACTTATAATTTGGAATTTTATTTTTCAAAAATTCGTCTATATTATACTTCTCTTTTATTTCTTTAATTATGTTGTACTTTTGCTTGTTCAATTCGCGTTCATCTAGTTTGGAACGTGTTTGCAAAACAACATTCAAAAGACGTTCAGCGGAAGAAGCATCTTTGCTTTTTTGTTGTAGGATGAAATTGTAAAGTTGCACTTCTTTTCCTAGTTCTTTGCTTTCGTGAAAATACTTGAACATCAGATTTTTGGTAAATGATTCATCTCTCCCCGCTAGAATGTCGGCTGTTATTTGTCTAGTGAGTAGTTCAAACAATATTCCAGCATTCTTGAATTTCGAATGTTTTGCTTTCTTGTGCATATTATTTATTATTATTTATAAATATAATCAATGTGGTTAAATATGTAGGAATTATACTATTCTTTTATATTTTGTTCATCCATAAAAGATTTTTTACTTCCCTCTCGTAATATTTCTTTTTCTTGGTCTAAAGTTTTTAGTACATCGGTCAATCCTTTAATAGATTCTAGTGATAGCGGAGACTTGTTTTTATACTTGTGCGTCACAGACAAATCACTACGTCTATTGTTTTCTAATGTACCCAATGGATCTTCGCCAAATCGATAATCACGTGCATCTTTTCTACCAGTTTGATCACGTTCTGCTAATTTTGGGGGTGTTGATTTTTCCCCACCAGTTTCACCACCTTTTGGTTCGCCTCCACCTGGCGGTTCTCCGCCTGGCTCACCGCCAGCTGGCTCGGCGCCGCCTGGTTCACCACCTGGCCCACCACCGGATCCACCGGCTCCTTCTTTATCGTCCTTGTTTAAGAATGATAATGCTGGATCATTGCCTTCTTCTTCGATTTGTTTAAATCTATATGTACCTTTAGCATCATCGATAAGTTGTTTTTGCAACTCAATCATATCTTGATCTGATAAACCAAAAATATTTTCATAGATCCACTTCTTAGAAAATACTTTTTGTTCTTGCATATCTTTGGAGAGTTCGACTTTGCTTTTATATACGTCGATCTTTTCTTTTTCAAAGATAGTAGATGGATTGGTCAATTCCAATGTAAAATCGACCAACGATTCATCTCTATATCCTTGTGAATATAAATGAATAACCGCAATCTTATTTAACTCACTTACAATAATACGTTGAATACGTTGAACAGTTCTAGCAAAACGTATATCTTCAGCTGCCAATGTAGCTTTACCGCTTAGACTTTCATCATAACCTAAAAATGCTTTGGGAATCTTAAGCGCTGCCATCATTTTGTTACGCAGATATTCAATATCATCAGTACCTGTCCATTCTAGACCAGACAAGTTTTCGATACTTGTACCACTATCACTACCACGAACTGGCAAGAAAAAGTCTTCTACCATGTTCTGCAAATTGAATCTTAAATTGTAGTCGCCTGTTTGTTGATCCAAATATGGTACTTTTTTCATTTGATCCATAATGCGTTGCATATGGTTATCAACTTCATTTGGAGGAATATTACCGATGTCAACCTTGAAAATACGTTTTTCAGGAGCACGCATAATACGATGAATTAACATTGCGTCTTCCATCAAACTCAATTGTTTCCATACGCGACGAGCACCTTCTAAAGAACTTTTTCCGTATGGCAAAAAGTTACTATCACTCAACAAACGAAAATGTGCAATTTGATAATTTTCCAGATCTTCTAGTTTATTACCATATGGAAGGTTGACTTGGAACTTAACAAAATTCTTATTTGATAAATGTGCGTTTTCTACACGGGTTACATAATAAGTGCTCAATGGTTCTACCAAATAAACACCATATTCAGGGCTAATATGTAAACGTAGATAAAAATCTCCGTATTTGACCATACAACGAGTCCAACTCCAAAGATTGAATTCGATGTTTAAAATGTCATAAAACAAATTGTGTAGAATTTGCTTGATTTCATCGTTGGATGATTTGATATGAATTACTTCACCCATTTCATTTCTAGTTGTACATTCATCTGCATAGATATCCAATGCAGATGCTAGAATTGGATCCATATCCATTGTATCATAATCACGAAATAGTTCTACACGACTACTTTGATATGATAAATTGAAATCTCTTGTGTATTGATTATATGAAGTGGTGCGTAATCTATTAAAACGATCTCTTAAACTATTACGATCTGTAGCATACTGAATTTCGTCAGTATCAATTACTTTTAATTTTTTACCACCGATATTACGAACAATTACATCATTTGAAAACAAACGTTTCAAACGTGCAAATAATGAACGATTGCGTAATTCTTGAAAAGATTTATCTGCCATATTATTCTAGTATATAAGTATTTACAACAACCAAGTTAAACTTTCTTTTTTGTCATTTACAGTAAATTCCATCGTCTTTTGATGATCAGGTACAGTGCTTACTTGTTTTGGCACAGTTATTTGACTTGTTACTTTTGATATTTTAGAAACCATTGCTTTATTATAAGCTATTTGTTCGTTTCTAAGTTTTAAAGCTGTTTCACGAATCCACAATCCAATGCCTAGTGACATAACTAAATCATCATTATATCCCTTCATAGCCTCAGCTTTAGCTCCATTCCATATAAACACATTCAATTCCTCATAAAGTCTTTTAGACTTGATTATAACACCTTTTTCTCTAAAAAAGTTTTCTAGTTTACTAATGATTAATGGTCTATTTTTACTAGTGGTTGTAAATCCGGCCACTAATTTTTTGTCCGCCGAATTTAATTTATTAGTATATGTTTTTTCCACATCTATAACAGTTAAATCAGCTGCACTATAAAATGTATTTTGATAATCTCTATCTATAATTTGTTGAAGTGTAGCCCAACCCACGTTATTGTTTTCCACGACTAATAACGCATTATTATATTCAGTTGCAACACTTACCAACAAGTTTCCATAATCCTTGGTAGTTAATTGTCCTTTATATTCCGCAACTTGTTCCAATGTTTCTATGTCAAAGATATGAAATGCGCTATAATCTGCTCCATCTCCTCTCGCACAGTCGGCCGTTAATATGTAATTTTTACTATAATTTGGATAATCCCATATCCAAAAATCTTGATTATTACCACGTTTTTCAATTGGATCTTTAATATAAGTTTGTTTATAAAACTCTAAAATATCAATACTCACAACTTGATTACCAGATGTACTAAAATCACAATCACATTCTTGCGCTGCACCTTTTACACCTGACAATTCTGTTTGTTTATCTCTCCAAGCTTGATCTCTTTCTGGATGTAGATGCCATGGTAATCGTATTGTTTTAAAGTTGTTCTTACCTTCTTCAGCTTCTACCCACGTTTTATGAAAGAAATTACCAACACCATTTGGCGTACTTAATATAATAGCTCTACCACCAGTAGACAGTGTATATTGTGATGACAACCAAATTTCTTCAATACCGTCAATAAATGCAGCTTCGTCAATGATTAGTAAAGATAGTGCGGATGATCGACCAGCGGTACCAGCAGATGATACTGCTTTGATTTGCGATCCATTTTTTAGACGTAATGAAAGACGATTGTCTTCTACACAGGGAACTTTTAACCAAGACGGCAAGTTATCATTAGCAAATCTAACTTTGGTAACGATTTCTTTTGCGGTTTCTTGAGTAATACTAATACAAAGAATATTCTTATCGTTATGGAATGTCATTAACCACAAACTATAAGCTGCTGTAAGAGTACTAATACCCATCTGACGACTTTTTAATACAATATTAAGACTATTATCTACGAAGTCTGATAGAGTTGTCTCTTGAAAAGGAAACAATTCAAAGTTACAAGTACCACGAATAGGATGTTGGATCTTAACATACTTTTTCATAAAGTATATTGGATCCTCAATACACTTCTTATACTCTTGCTTTATTATTTCTCTTAGATTTGGCTGACTCATACTTTTCTTCGTAATCTTTTATCTTAGCGTTTAGTTCTTCTAAACGTTTATAGAGTAGTTCTAAATCTTTATTTAGATCCTCTAGTATTTTATTATAATCTTGAATGCCTTCCCATCTTTCAAATGAACCATCTTCTTCTAAGAATTCAACTGGTTTTCCTTGATTTTCTTCGCAGAACTTTTTACTTTCTTCAAACTTTTTCTTATAATCTTCCAAAATACTACGTTCATTTTTTAAATCCTGAAGTTCGTTATATACGTCGAACATTCCGATTAATTTAAGATTTGTTTGGAAATCAATAAAACAATCGTAGCAATATCCTGTTTTGGGCCAAACACGATCATCTAAATAATTGCCCCAACGAACATCCATCTTACAACATTTACAACGTTGTTCATTGATAATCGTAGCGCGTTTTTGAACTCTACGTTTACTACCATTTTTCCAAACCCATTTACGTCCTTGACCATCCTCCCACTCTTCACCTTCTTTACGGGTTGAATTTTCCAAATTAGAATCATATCCTACTTGGACGAATGGACGAACGCCATCAACATAATCTTTAACAATATCAAGATTGCTTTTACCTAATGCTCTTTTCATAACAAATATGTATTTATTTTATTTCTTAAACTTACTTTCCAAACCTTTTATAATAAAACTTCCTGTAATTTTGAAAGGATTGTTATAAATATTTGGATCTCTAACCACGATTCCTTCATGTTTATCTAAGTCACCAATCTCACTAGTAGCATTCTTTAATACTTCATCTCCTAATTTGATAGTGGTTAAATAAACAATGGTATCATTTATAATCTTTTGAACGTCTTGACCGGCAAAATCTTGCGTAATATTTTTGCTGTTTGAAGCATTAATAAATTGTTCACGGGTGATAAGTGGAAGATCGATTTTTACATTTTTTAACCAGTCTTTTAATGACTTGGTTTCAGCAACTTCTGTAGGATATAATGTTACTGGTTCTCTCAATACTTTGGCCAAATTTGGATCCGATTTAAATGATGTACCAACGCTGCCTAGTACTTTGAATCCATACTTCATTGCAACCTTATTTAATTTATTGATGTAGGACTGCATTGCCGCTTTATCATACGGTATTTCAACAGCAACACGGGATTTTACACTACCATCCTTACCAAATGTCTTTGGTTTGATCTCTTTTAAGCCATGAATTGCTAAAAAGTTTCCAATATCACCATAACCAACTACGTTTGTTGTACCTTCTACATATTCAATATTAAACAATATATTTGGATTGTTCAACAAGCCCAACTTTTTTAATTCGGATTTGGTACTTGGAATCGCTTCATCGAAAATATTGATTACTTTAGTTCCAATATTAATAAATCCATGACCTGGTTCAAATCTATTTGGCAAATCTTCGGGTCTCATGCCCTTAATATCAAGTGGTTTTGCTGATCCACGATCCATTACAAATTGGCTGTTTATCATACGGATACTTGCATTAACACCGTCAATCTTTACACTACCGGCGCCTTGCTTCAGAGACTTTACTGCTTTCGCAAATACACCTACCAATTTAGCGCCAGTATTTACAAAATCAAATGGATGTGCCATATGTCCACCTGCGCCGCCTTCTTGTATTACCTCACTTAAAATGTTATTTAGTCTTATCATATGGTTTTAAAAATGTTTTATCAAATACAGTAATTGCTTTTTTGTAAGAACTCTTAGTTTCGTCTAAACTATTATTAGTAAATTGCCAATTCCAAAATAATTGGTCTGGTGTTTTGAATCCAAAAAACTGAAGTACTTCTTTTTGTGTTTGTGTAACATCTTTGCCATTCCAATTTTGTCCAGTTGCAATGAATCCTGAATCAATATTTTTAACAATATTACTTTCTCCCAACGTAGAATGTCTGTTTTCAATCCAAGTCAATCTTTCGATCAATTTTTGATAAAAACCATTGGCTTGACCCCATCTCACACTAGCAAAAAATAAAACGGTATCACTTTCAAATAGCTCTTTACTTACTTTCCATAATTCATCGTTCTTATTATTAATACTAGCCCAACAACGATGTTCTCCTGTTGGGTTTTTTTCTTTATCTTTTAAAGATGAATCTTTTGTACCACAATGATTTCCCCATTTTGACGATACATTGCCCTCACACGGAACTATATTTAATTTGGTAGTATCTATCAATGATACTTTTTCTTTACCTAATAATTCTTGCATTTTAATTGCTAATTGTGTACTCTTAGCAATATCGTCTTTGTGACCACTCCATCTATTACTGGTAGTTAACAATAGTACTTTGTTCTTGGTACGTAAATAATCTATAGTCTTCTTGTATTTACGAGCATAAAGATCCATATCTTGCTCGCTTTGAGGAAGTTTGGCTTCTAATAATAAATCGTTTAAACTAATCATTTTGATAATTGGTATAAAATTATTTGTTTGTTTTTTTAACGCAGTTGGGATATTTTTTACCAAACAATGTTTTCATACCTTTTTGCGTATATCCCTTCCAACATTTCTCTTCTATATTATTTTCAACCACTCCATATCCAGAACCATATGGAGATGATTTACCAGATTCTGGATTGGATGTTTCTTTATTTAATTTTATTGTTTTTGCTTTTGAGGCCTCTTTACGTTGTATAGCATAGTCTAAAGCACTTTTCAATCTGCTTTTAACATTTGGATCTTTAGCATTTTGATAAGCTGCTCTAACTCTCTGATGTATAAGATTTATAATTTGAGATTGTCTTTTGTGACTTTTTGATTTAAAACCACTACTAGCTAGTGTATCTTTAATGTCTTGGGATGTTTTAAATTTTACTCTAACCGTATCCTTCGGATTTTCATCGGTATATAATCGTCTATCAGATCCTTTTGGCTTTTTACCAGTTCCAACTTTTGGATCAGACTCAGATAAAACTTCATTTAAAATGTCAGTTAAACTAATCATTTTGCTAACTCGTCTAGTTTATTTTGCATTGTCATACCACGAATGACTTCAGGTGTGCCGCCATTGTCTCTATTAAAATAACGTTTATAATTGCTTAGTGCAACGTCTAATCTAGCCTTATCAATTGGTTCTTTTGATAAAATATCCTTTACCATTTTTAAGTTATTAACTACCAAAACATTTGTGTCATCGATTACCTTGTCAATTAACTTTAAAAGAGATGGATCTACGGCGTTTTTAACTTGTGGGTTAGTTAAATCCTCAACGATTCGTGTTAATAGTATCATAAATATAAATATACAGATCAAACAAAAAACCCCGCTTATTTCTAAGCGGGGTTCTGTTTAATTTTCTTTATCCTAGATTAGGCAGAAAATTGAGCGCCCGTTGGGAGTATATTAAAATCGAGTATAATAAACTCAGCGGTTCTAGTTGGTTGGATATAGATTTGTCCGTAGAGGATGTTACGATCAATCAAGTCAGGAGTATTGTTTTCAGCATCCATCTTGACTTGGAATGCGTAGATACCGTTACGTTGTTGTACTGATTCCAAGTATGGTGTTACGATACTCAAGAATCGGTTACGTGTAGAAGCAACATTTTGTTCAAACACCAAGTAGTTGCTTGAACTTGCGATAAACTTCTTCAAGTTGATCAACAAGCGGCGAACATTGATGCGATCCAAAGCGCTTGGAGCAATTTGTAGAGTCTTTTGACCCCATACACAAATGCCTTGGCCTGGGAATGCTGCGATTGGATTTACACGACCTTCATATAGTTCATCACGTTCACTGTGAGTTACTCTGTCGAGTACTTGTACAGCGGTTGGAATACCACCACGGTTTAGACCGGCTGGAGCATACCATTCAGCAGCAGCATTATCGTTAGCAGCATAAACTGCTGGTAACACTACTGAAGGTGGAACACTAATAATCTTGTTGGTATTAGTATCTAGGATCTTAACCCAAGGATAATAAGTACCTACATAGTTACTATCAATTGTAGCTACAGTGTTAATTGCGGCATCAATCAATCCTACAGTTTGGTTACTTGCTGGGAACACTACGTTATCCATAATGTAGAAACAGTCTTGACGAGTTTCGCACATATCGATTACTAGTTCAGTTACGTAACTGTGTTGTTCACGGAAGATACCTGGAGTTACGATCAAGTTGATATCAAATTCATCTGGATTACCGATTGCAGCAATTGCTTGCTTATAAGCGATACTACCTGGACTATTGATATTTGTACAATCTAGACCTTGTGTATTACCAGCGGTAATGTCACTGCCTACATTGATTGGAATTGCTGGCCATTGACCTTCAAATCCACCTTGGAAACCTACGATAAACTTACGTAGTTTAACGTATGTAGATTCATTTACAGCATCATATGTACTTGGGATACTACCACTCAATGTTGGTGATAGTAGTGAACCAGTACTTACATATGTACCTTGAGCATAGAATTTACTGTTTGTAGTACCCCAAACTTTATCTTCTAGATCGAAGTCAATGTTTGTACCATTGCTATCTGAAGCACCATAATATGGTAGTGGCTTGAAGTATTGTTTAGTGTTATTTTCTACACCAACACCAAATGAAGATGTTGGATATAGTGCTTGGATTTCAGTATCAGTTCCTGGAACACTACCGAATACTGTACCAGATGGATACTTACCAGGTCCGAGACCATAGATACTTGCTTTACTGTATTGTACAGCAGGTACATAGTTGCTTGCGGTACTATCAATTGGAGTACTATATGATTCAAATCCGTATGGTACGCAACTTACTGGGTAAGAAACGTCACTGGCTTCGATTCTGATATACTTACTCAAATTATTGAAATCGCCAAATTGAATTAACTTACCAGCATAAGTGATATATGCGTATCTGTTACCAATTCTACGAGCAACATAATTTGCGGATTCTGGATCCAAATTCAAGTTTTGGAAGATTTCCAAATACTTTGGCTTCTTATCAGTATCGCTATAAGCACGTACTGCTAGTGTGAAACTACCCCATTCACTACCTGGAACTGTTCCTGCCAACTTAACATTACTAATTTCAATCTTGAACTTAGTGTTGCTCAATGTACCGTCACTCAAAGTGTGAACCTTGAACAACTGGAACTTGGTTGGAAAAGCAGCTACATCGGCGCTACCTTTAAATGGAGCAATCTTTTGACTGTAGATCCAAGGAGTAGAAGCATTGGTGATACTGAATTGACTATCACCGTTATTCAAATCAGTGCTATATTGATCAACAAACTTTAGAGGTTCGCCAACAATTGAACTTCCTGATAGGTTACTTGTACCAACTTGTAGTCTCCAACCATAAGCGCTGGTCTTTTCAGCTACGAACTTCTTGATGCTATCTTCGAATAGTACGTAGTTGTAAGCAGCTTCAACTTTTTGACCAGCAATTTGTTTGTTAGGATTACCAACAGTTGGGTCTACGCCAAATACATCTTTGATGTAATTATTGTCGTTTTCATTCAAACTGAAGTCGTAGTAACCGTATGTACCAGCACTTGTACCACCGGCTGGATTTGTGTAACTATACTTCAATGCCAAGTTGTAAACATTTTCATTAGGATTAATTACACCCTTGTATGGGAATGTGCTACTTGTTAGTTGAGTCAATGTTGAGGTATTGAAACCAAATACTTGATAATCACTGGTGAATTGTGATGAAGCATTTTGGGTGTTTGCCAATACTGACAAGATCATCTTTTGACGACCTGTTAATACTGGATTACATTGATCTGCGCTTGGATTATCTTGATTTGTGAATCCGCCATTATATTTACCAAAGGAACCACTTACCACACCTCTTACTTGTAGACCAGCTACACAAGTTCCAACACCACGTAGTGAATGGAAACTACCACTTTCAAGTGTCAATGGTGTGCCTGCTTGAACATTGAAGTTGGTTAGGTTATAAGCGATAGTACTATTGAAATAAGATGAACTTACTAGATCAACGGTTGTTGTACTTTCGTCGAATGCGGTAGCTACAGCGGTTTCATTATCAATATTTGTACCTTGTAAACTTGATGTTAACAAGAAGAATGAAGTTCCAACTGGTTTTGCATTGCCGTTTGCCAATGTACTGGTTGTAAACTTACGTACTAATATTCCTGATGAAACTGTACCAATGTCTACTACTTTACCAGCATACAAGATGCTACCACTCAATGATCCAACTCCATCAACGTCTGTTGCGGTAACAGTACTAGTTGCTGCAGCAGATCCAAACTTAACGTTTAATGATCCACTAATAATCATTCTGGAGATATCAATGCGTTGTACCAATTGAATCGAAGAACTTAATCCAGCACCACTCAAACTTGCAGTTGCAAATGAGAAGGATGAATTTGCGTCATAATTGGCAAAAACCAAACCAAATGTATTTGGTGCGGTAAATGAGGCGGTTAAGTAACTATTATTTGAACTATCAAATGTTAGTTTGTACTTACTTGAACCACCGCCACCGACAGTAACGCTACCGCTTATACGTGATTTTTCAAAATCAAATGCGGCTAAAGCGTGATCTACTGAAGATCCTGCTTTTGCAACTTTACCGTTTCTAGCTACAACTGAGCTACTAAATAGTTCATAGTGTCTAGTAGAAGTTACTTTGAATACTTTACCCAAACTGGATGAAGTTGACAAAGAAGCAGATAGTGCATTTACACCTGTCAAACTACCCAAACTTGCTAAGAAAGAAGCAATTTCTGATGTAGTTACTCTAGAAAATGTAGCTGAACCGGTTATTGTACTTCCAGTTGAACCCTTGATTTCAGCTGATCCTGTAATGTTGATTGCGGAACTGCTTTGTTGATACTTAACGTTTGATACATAGTTAGTAGTATCAATGTACATAAATGAAGCTGTTGTGATAGCACCTTTATCAGCATTTCTGTTCCAGATACCTGGTTGAGCATATACAATCAATGGATTCTTCTGCCAGTAACCAGTAAGACCACCTACACGAACTACGGTAACGATGCCTTGTTGTAGTAGATATTCTTTGGCGGTGTATGGTCCATAATACACACCGTCAGCGACACCAAATCTTGTTTCCAAGTCGGCTACGTCGGTTATTGTATTTGGAAAAAACGCTGGTCCATCAGCGAATGGAGCTACTATTGCTCCTCCAATGTTTGCTACTCCTTGAGCCAGACCGGAGAGGTCGTTTTCACGTGTGAATACACCTGGGCTTACTATATTTTGTGTTGGGGCGAATCTACCGCCTTCTTGTATTGGCATAATATTAATATCCTTTCGAAGTTATATTTAAAATATAAATATAACCGAAAAATCGAAGAACTAACTATTTATTATAACTTTAAATTTTTTGTTCTATTAATAGTTGATCTATGGTATCCATAACCATTTTTGGAGTTATTTGTTTGGTACATTCAAACTCTTCTCTCTTATCAGATTTTGGACACCACTTCCAATTTCCCTTGTCAAATAGCGAATCATTCCAACATCCTGTACACACCGAGTGGTTTTGTACTCTATAAGGAGTATCAAATTCAGTATATGGATATGAGAACCCGCTAATTAATACTACTGGTTTTTTAACTGCCCAAGCTAACCAAGACAATCCTGATGGTAAACCTATAAAAAACTCACTGTGATATATTTGATTCATACGATCAACCAGTGGTTTATCTCCTGTAAAATCTAAAGCATTGGATGGCATACTATTCATATAATCCGATCCATTTCCGAATGTTTTGTGTTTATCTATGCATATTACTTCAAATCCCTTTGATTTTATATATTCAACAACACGTTCCCATCCGCCTTTATTGTTCCAATATTTGGCTTGACACGTACTTTGTGTTGCAATTGTGACGTATCTCTTTTTTAGAGGTCTTTCTTTGATTTCAAAGTCAAGCAATGGTAATTCTGGTTCATATGGTAACCCTAAATAGTCACTTGCTATTTTTTGTAGAGGTTGTTTTCTGGGATCTGTTTTGCATCTATCATTGTTAGATCCATTTTCGTCTACATAATATCCCAGTTTATAAGTTGCAAATGCATCTGAAATAGGTTTGTTATTGTGAACAAACTTAATTGAAGGGTATTTGTTTTCAAAAATATTTTTCAAAGGTAACTTGACATAAAGATCACATTCGTGTTTTTTTCTAAACTGTTCAATTATAGGCATCCAAGCCAATTGATCGCCTAAAGAGTAACTTTCATATTCAATTACTACTTTCTTATTCTTTAAATTTAACTTATATGTTTCGACCAATTCATTAGTCTTATTATCTTTAATGTGAATTTCATAGGGAATGTAATATGTAAAATTACAACTTCCCCACCAATTATGTTTTAAATCAGTTTCATATTTAATACTATTATCGTCACCATTATAGAATGTTATGTGGAAACTTTGATCTACGTCTACTGGGTTATCCACTTCAATCTTGGCATTATCATTGAATGAATATTTAAATACCGCATTTGTTTTAATACTCTTTTCATTCTTTTTAAGATTTTCATAAACATCGATGTGTTTAATAGCAAACAATCGTTCAGTATATTGATCATATAAATCGATTAACTGGTCTACTCGGTTGGAATAGGAATTTTCCTTAGCACACTCCAAAGCTTTGGTTTGATATCGACTATAATCAGATGTGATTTGTTGTATTGCGGATTTTATTTGTTCTACATTTCGTTCAACAACAACCATACCTTTATATGATTTTTCCTCAAACGTACCTACCACAGGTAAACCACAACTCATTGCTTCTAAAAGCGTTAGATTTGGATGTCCTGCTTCCAATTCAGATGGGTGTATGAATATAGAATGGTCATTATATAAATCGATCAACGATTCTTCATTTAAATCAAATACTTTTGTCAATTTATCATACTGATTTAATTCTTCATCTAATATATCAAAGAACTTTTTATTATTAGATGGTCCAGCAATAGTAATTGGATATCCTAATTCTTTAGCCACTTTAATCGCATATGTGAATCCTTTTCTATCATATGATTGATTATTGGCATAACCATTATTTGCAACACACAACAGTTTATTTACTGGAATTTTGTTATTTTTATGTTTAAACACATCGGTATTTACCGCGTGGGAAAAATAACGTAATTTTTTACTTCCGAAATAATCAACCAAATATTTGGCAGGACAAGTGGATATTACACTATTTTCAATTGCTTGTAAATTCTCTTTATATACAGATGAATCTTTGCCATACAAATAAGCGTGATGATCGTGTAAACTAAAGATATAAGGTATGCCTCTTTTATGACATTCATTTGCCAGATTTGCTACGTGTATATGTACGATTATATCGTCTGAATATTTAATTTCATTCAAATACTTTATCTGACATTCTAATCCCTTTTTGTTTAACAGTTGATGATAATCCCAAATGATTTTTTCAACTGCACCCCATCCATTAGGCGGAATAGGCAATAACCCTAAATTAACTTGTATAATTTTCATTGTGTAATATCAATAGAACCGTTAATATCTATGTCTTCCAATCTTCTAAATGACTTTTTATAACTTCTCAATAAAATTTTATTTTGATCATATAGATTATTTTCAATTTCATAGAAATTATTGTTTTCAAACTCGTTTGCTAAATAAAAACAAACCTTTTCTGATACCGTGTAAGAATAATTGTTAACTACCTCTCCGTTCTTTTTTATTATTATCTCATTTATACGACCATCTAATTTATTATTGATGTATGTTAATACTCCAAACTTATTTATATTCTTCATCCTCAGAACCGATAGATATTCTACCATTGAGAATAAATTATTTTTACTATTGCTTAAATAAGATTCTTCGTTGTTTGTATAATCTATATGAAGATCGCTCTTATTAGATATTAGTTTATTATAATAGAATTGTTCCAATCCATTTGATATATTTTTCTTGGTAACAAATTCCATATATTCTTCTGGCGTATAGTAATCAAAATTATCCAAGAAAAATTGAGTATTAATTCCGTGAAATACTGTTTTGAATGTGTCACCTTCTAAGGCCTTATCATAAAAGAAAAATGCTTTCTTATTAATTAGAATTTCATCTACATCGTATAACTTTGAAAAATCTGATTCTGAAATGACCATATCATAATTGAAGCAAATTGCATTTTTGTATCCGATTTTATTTGCCAATGATATGCCATTGTAATAGTTTAATAATACAGCAAGACCGTGATAATTATCACAATCGGAAGGTGGAAAAAATAAATTGATCTTGGTATTATCTGTGTTGTATGTCCATCTATTATAGAAATTATGTTTTAAAATTGGATTGTTTGAGTCATATACATAATGATCAGCCGCTTTTTGCAAATCAACACTAGCAGGATAATGAGATGACAACAACACTTTATAACCAGCTTTTTTAGCTTGATTAATTGATTCCAAAGTTGTGTCTTCTACAGCTTTAAAATTGGGATGTGTTGATATGATAACCACCGTGTTTTTATTTGCAGTTTTCTTTATATTAACAATCTCTATTTCAGAATCTGAAATCATCCCCAATTGATTCTTTATGAGTTTAACATTACGATTAAAATTGGTTTCGTCTAGATACTTGATATTTTCAAATACCTTGTATCTATCAAGGTAAACAGGCAAATTGTACAATAGAGATGGTATATTATAAGATATAGCCTCTTTAATTACAATAGGTGCTGTCTCTTTATCAGTTGCGTGACCTCTGCTAGTGAACAAAAACAAATCCATACAACTGTAGAAGTTTTCTACATCTTTGCGTTCACCCCAAACTTTTACATTACTCGGTAAATTATCCAACAGAGGTTGCCAATAATTTTTGAAGTTATCAGCCATATTACCCAGACAATGAAATTGAATATGTTCTTTTTCCATTGCACGAGCATATTCTATAAATTCTTTTTGGTTTTTTCTAGGAGTAAACAATCCAACGTGTAATACGTGTTTTTTACTTTCATCCAATCCCAAAAATTTCAATCCTTCAGATCTATCTTTTCTACACTTCACAGAAATTGGATATTCAATAACTGTAGTATTTATGCCTAAAGATTCGACGTTTTGTTTCTGATAATTACTTACGAATGTAAATTTATCTGGAAAAACACGCTTTCTTCTTGGATCAAAACTACTATCGTGCGAAGTTTCCACAATTAGATATTCTCGGTCTTTATTATAGAGTTTAGTAGCCAAGTTAACATCCATAAAGTATTCTGGCATTTCCTCCAAATGAATAATGTCAGGTTTTATATTGTCAACTAACTTTAGTAACTCAAATTTATTTGATGATAATGTGTAAAACCTCTTACCGCAAATTTTCTGAAGCTGCTTTCTTTGAACAACTAAAACTCCACCAGTAATATCATCATATTCTACACAATATATTTCATAATCATTAATTAACGATTGTATTTTTTTCAATAAAAATTGAGGTAGTCCTCCAGTAGAAAGATGTGGAGCTATAAACAATATTTTTTTCATAATTTACTTATTTAAGTATACGGTGTTCATATGTGATAGATTATGATCCAAGGCATTATCTTTGTGACTTAACTTGTATCCTAAATTCTTAAATCTATCAATTATTTTAAGTAGATTTACGCCGTCATTGCAATGAAATTCAAAGAATATACTTCTAACATTTTTGAAGAAATTGTCACTTGTATTTTCAAAAAACTCATATTCAGCTCCTTCTATATCAATTTTTAAATAAGTTGGCAATTCCAAATTATTATCTATTACAAACTTTTCTAAATTAATAGCATCAACTTCAAATTCACCTTCGTTTCTAATTCTGGAAGCAACTGTAGATTCTGTGGTACCAAATCTTACTTTTTTAAATTCACTTGAAATCGCATTATTAAACACTTTTGTGTTTTTACCATATCTGTTCAAATTATCGTTAAGATACTGTGAGAGTTCTGGATGTGGTTCAAATGCATATATTTGTTTGATATCAAAATTAGAACACGCAATAGAAAACGCACCAATATTAGCTCCCAGATCATAAACAACATCTCCATCTTTGATATTAAAATTTGATGTAAAATAATCATCGTAGAAAAATGTATGGTAAGATGGATAGGTTGTATCACCTTGTTTAGATTTTAAATCCAAACATCTAAATTTTTTAGTACCGTGATAATTTTTACTGAATAATAATGTATTGTCTACATCGTGTATTTCTATGCAAATGCCAGGATGATTTTTATTTAAAATTTCTTTTATATAAAAAATGTTATAATTATAGGTCCACATATCATGCCCCACTGTACAGTGGTGATACATAATATGTGAAATAAGATTGGAATCTAAACTTCGTATTGTTATTATAAACTCATAATTAACCGATGAATCATTGATGGTTTTAAACACACCTTCATCCGTAATAATAATTGTTAATTTTCCAAACTTTTCCAAATAGATATCGTCGATAATAGGCATATTAAATATATACTACCTTACTAAAGCCATTCTCTTTTTTTATTTCCACTTGGTTATCAACCATATCACGCATTTGATCCAAATGACTGATCACCCAGATAAAATCAAATTGATGTTTCAAATAATTAAACAAAGCTCCCATTTGACCCAAATGATCACTATCAGCACAACCAAATCCTTCATCAATACAAATAATATTTGGTCTTGGTAGATTACTAATATTAATCAACGAAACTCTGATAGCAAGTCCACTTACGAATTTTTCCATTCCACTTGCCATTTCAAGTGGCCAACGTTTGTCTTCGTAAACGATATTGGTCATAATGTTTTTTCCATCAGTTTGAAGAGTAACTGTAAAATCTACTAACTGTTGAAGAATATTATTAACTTCCTTTTCAATCTCAGGAAGAGTCTTGGTTATAATTTCATATGGAATTCCATCACGGCTAACTACATTTGTATAATGTTTGTAAGCTTCATAACTCGACTCTAATTCTTTTACCTTTTGCAATTGTTCAGTAACAGTTTTATACTGAACTTCTAACTTTCCTTTTTCAGTTAATGAGGAAAAAAGCTTGGAATTAATAGATTTAATATTAACGTCGATAGATTTAATCAAATCTTTCTGAGTGTTGATGTCAGACATCAACTTGTTATTATTCTCAATAATATCTTTATTTGTATAAAAAGTTGAAATGTTATCTGTTACAGTCTTAAGTTTGGTTTGAATCTTAATAAGATCATTTTCCAACTTAAGAATGGTATTTGAAATAACACTCTTGCTTTTTTCAAAAGCAACTTTATCGTTATTTACTTTTTGACAACGTTTGAATTTTGTTTCAATGTCGCCATAACTCTCCAAAGATGACTTTATTGTATTATACTCATCTACAATAACCTTGCTTTTGATTTTATCATTCTCCAATTCAGCTTTGACTTTTATTGCATCTTTTACGAATACATTGTTTACGCAATATGAACAGTTAGGATCATATTTGTGATCTTCCAACTTTTTCAATTTGTCCATTTTATTTTTCACAACAAGCTTAAGATTATTTAATTCATTGGTCTTGTTATCAAAATTTTGTTTGGCAACTTTATAAAGATCATAATCACGATCAATATTTTCGCAGTCTGATATGGATGAAGACAGATTGGTAATATTTGTTTCTACATCAATTAGTTTATCTTTTTGAAGTTTAATATTAAGATTGGTTTCATTAATCTGACCTTCAAGTTCAATTTTGTTACTTTCCAATTTAACAATATCAAAATCAAAACTTACAGTCTTAGTAATTTTATTGGATAATTCTAATAAGAGATTGTTATAAGAATCCTTTAACAATTCTTGATTTTTTACTTCTTCGTTAAACTCTTGAATCTTGGAATTAGTATAGTCTATACTGCCAGATACAGTTTCCAACTCTTGAATAAGTTGATCTTTACTTATATTCTTTAATAAAGTATTTGTTTCTTTAAACTTATCATTTGCGATAGTATATAATTGATCAAATACATCCAATCCCATAAACTGACACAATAAATCTTTTCTCTCAGTCTGTCCAAGATCAATAAAAGACCCAGCTTTACTGTTTTGTACACTTAAAACAGTAAGAATAAAATCTTCATATGTACCAACGTAGTCGCGAATAATATCGTTTGTGCTTCTACGAGCTTCTCCGTTCAATGGAACTTCTTTGTCATTTTCTTTTTTGTAGAATTTGACTTCAACTTTGACATTGCCTTTCTTGTCTGCTTTACCTTCACGCTCAATAAAATAATCAACTCCATTTACCTCAAAATTAAACTTACAACGAAAGCTCATTTTTTGAGTATTAAGCACGTGTGATGCTTTGTAACCCTTACTGAACTTATCAAAAACACAGAATGCAAGCGCATCCATAATGCTTGATTTACCACTAGCATTTGGTGCAAAAAGTCCGATAGTGCCGTTTAGTTTAGCAAAATCTATTATATTGCCTTCGCCATAACTAAACATATTGTCGAATTCAAATTTCTTTGGTTTCCAACGAATATTCTTTGGAGCTTTATCTTTTGGTATTTCTTTATTAATGGTCTTATTTAGATCCTTGACCATTTCTATTAGATTCTTATCTACATTTTTTGATAACAATGTGTCTTCTACCAATTTGTTTTGGTAGTCAACATCAAAAATGTTATGTACATCAAACACTTTTCCAGAGTTCAAAATTGTATCTTTTGATACATCGTCGGCACGAACATAGGTGGTTTCGATTAACGTAGATTTGGTTTTGATGTCATTTAAAATCTCCTTTACTTGTGAAGGAATGGACTCACGACAGATAACACGTAGTGTGGATTTCTTTGGGATGTTAGAAATATCCGTAATCAACTGACCCTTGTCAACTTCCACCGTATAATACCCATATTCATTTACTAGTTCGTAGTGTTTGAATAATTTACGTTTCAAGTCCCACATAATGAAACCGTGGCCTTTAAGCTCCTCACCGTGGTTTTGTTGAATCATCGATCCCGCATATACAACAACTGGCAAAGATTCATTGTCATCATATTCTTGTAGAATTTGATGTTTGTGAATATCACCAAGCATAGCAATGTGATGTCCATCAAAAGTTTCATTGGTTACAGATCGGCTACTAACAGTGTACCCAACATCAGTAACAGCATTATATACTGGTCCGTGAAACAAAGCAATGTGATGGTCTGTTTCATCACGATATTTCGATGGGATATTTTCGTACTTAATGTATTTTTCAGGGACATCCCAATCAAAAACACTAAAGTTATTAAACAAAATATTTTCATATCTATAAACATCTGTATTTCTGAGATAAAATAGATTAGGGTGATTCAAAGCATCCACAATTGGTGTAATACAATCTAATCTAGATTTATTAGCCAATGTAGCATCGTGATTGCCAGCCGTTAAAATAACAGGAACTCTATCTGCGCAATTTTTTAGAAAATCACTTCCAATTTTAACACATTCAGGACTTAAATCGGATTTATTATGAAACAAATCACCGGCTATAACCAAGATAGCATCCAGTGTTTTTGCTTTATCAAGGGCTTTATAAAGCTTTTCAAAAACCAAAGTATATTCGTCATGACGTTTTGTTAAACGAATATGAATATCCGCAATATGCACCACCGAATTAATTTTTTTATCTGTATTTTTTAATACAATCATAATTTAACTGTTAATTTTAACTTATACAACAAGCTTTCATCCATTCTAACACAACTATCTATGGTTTGCCAAGTTTTTTTATGACCCAATTCATTTGGATCTTTGCCGTCAAGTCTTACCAAATATGTAGTTATATCATTTGCAATTAAAAATTCACAAATTTTCAAACTTGATGCCAATGCATCGTTGTCCAACAAAACATTTACTCTGGGTGGTTTGTTTTCTACCAATTTTAGTTTGAGTGATTTAGATAAAGTTTTGCCAAACAAAGGAATAACATTATACTTTACAGACATAGCATCAAACACACCTTCTACCAAAGTTACTGGTTGATTAAAATCTGTATATAGTTCAAATCCTATAATATCTTTGCTACCATCACACAATCTATATTTAAGATATCCGTCGTAAAACGATCTACCACAGTAAAAGTTGAGCTTTCCTTGACAATCATATGACGGCACAATGATTCTATTGATAAAATTTCCACTGGTACAATACCCAATGTTATATCTAACTATATCTAAAGTAGATATATTACGGTTTAAACAGTAACTCAATGCGTGTTTATACTCAATATCATTATTTGGTTTACACAAAGGTTTAAACTCTTCAGGCAAACTTAATATCTTTTTTTCTTCTTTTACTACAACATTGGTTCGTTTGGGTCCATCTTTACACAGAATGTCATAATATTCTTTAGGAGCCTTTATCTTTTTTAATAGACTATGAAAACTTTTGCCACTAAACCCACATACCCAACATTGGTAAAATCCAGTTTTTGTATTGATGTTTAACTTACGTTTGTGATGACTGCAACTGGGACAAAAAACAAGAATTTCTTCACCGCCTTTTTGGATGTGAATTTTTTGCTTAAATAATCTTGATAATGTGTCAACTACAGTCATTTAGATTAGTATAACACCTAAATTTGAAATCACAACTTTTTATATAATGAGCAGACTATACCATCGTACATATCACCGTTTCTTTCGTCCCAATTACCTTTTTTATTAAGAACCGCAAACTTAACTACATCTGGACAAAGTGATTCTAATTCTGATTTTACAAAATCTTTGGATTTTACACCTTTAATTCTACATTTGCCAAACAACTGTTTGCGCATAGTGTTAACTGATAATAACTCTACCTTGACCTTGAAGTGTTCTTCAATAATATATGCAAAGACAGCATTATGTCTGGCTAATGTAATGATGACTTGTTGACTGGTAAATCCACCCGCAAATCCGCTTAAAGCGGCTTCTAAGTTAATAGTAGCGACATCTTTGATTAAAGGATTTTTTTCCAATTCTGATATAACAAAAAAGGTTTTTTCTTTAGTAGTTTCGAGTTTTTTTGTGTCAATATAACCAGCGTCCAAGACTTTTCCGTCTCTACTAAACGCCCAACCTGTAACTGATGTGGATGAATCTAAACCTAATATAACCATTTAAAATACATATCAACGAAAATATCGTTTCGTATTAAATCCTGGCAAAGTGTCGGAGTAATTCAACGCTTCTGTATTAAAATTTGCTTCTTGATTGTCGATTGATGTAAGAAATCCTGGATTAACTGTATATTTGCGAGATTTTTGTGAATAACCCATTTCTCCTTGTAGTCCATCTAACATAGTACCTCCAGGTATAAATCTTGTAGCTTTATATGCATTAAACGCACCGCCAGCTTTTTGTTTGGCTAGAAATCTAGCTTCTAAGCTTGTCTTTAATGATTCACGGTCTATTACTTTTGCGTCTGGTGATGTTGCCATATGTTTGTTCTATTTTATAATAAATATAATTAAGTGTCCCATTTAACAGAAATATTTATTGGAATTTCCCCAGTATTTTTAATTGGTTGTGCCAATTTAGCAACCGCAACCAAATCACATCCACTATACAATCCCACAGTTGTTATGTACGGTGCCAAATAAGATCCAGTTGGATCTATAGAAGAACTATATTGATACTTGAAAAAGTCTTGTTTTACGTAATTTTTAATTGACTTGCCTGTTTGATTATCTAAAAATCTAATAATGTCGTCGTAATTATTACGATTGCTTAGTGTATTCAAAAAAGACTTGTAGTTTGTGAAATTCAACTTATTGATGAAATATTTCCACATCATTTTACCATCGTAAATGTCTACTTTTCCATCGTTATCAACGTCTAGATTTTTCTCAGCCAATATGTTTTTCAATTCAGGAGTTAACAAATTGGTATTATAGTTTAAATATGATGATGTATAAAATCCAAAAATATTTTGTTCAACGTCATTTGAAATCATATTTAAATACCATTTTTCAGAACCTGGTGACACATTTTTGTAGTTTATATATCTTAAAATTATATCCAAATTTTCAAAGTTAAAATTGCTCTTATTAATTACACAATAATTTATAAGCGATGAAGTTGTAGCAGTTGGATTCGTTGATATATTAAACTCTCCTGGCAATATAGTACACACATATTGTTTTTCGTAAGTGGTTATGAGTGTCTTATAATCCATATACAACGATGAATAATCTGGATCTATAGGATCTCTTGTCAACAAATTCAAAACGCTACCTGTATTGTTAATTACCAAACTATTATTGTTATAAAATATATTGCCTACAGGATAATTTGTTTTCAAATCTAAGCTGTCATAAATATAAGCTTTACCAACGATGTCTGAATATGAATCAGATTCCATTTGTAGTGCAATTTTTGTAACGACACTGCCACTTCCATATACTGTATCCTCTATTTGAAAATATACAACATCGGATGTTTCAGTGCAATTTTCTGGGCTGAATGAAGATGTATTTACATAACTAGGATCATCATAACTTCCAGACTCAGTTATTAAAGGAACACTTAAATACAAATCTTCATTTAGTGGAATAGGAGACCCCACCACTAAATTAGGATCTGATAAAGCAACGGAGTATCCAAAAGCACTAAATGGTTTATTGTACTCTTTTCTTTTAGCAATTGGATCTGTAGTAATTTGAGTTACGATTGAATTACTTACATTATAATACAAACATTGTCCACAATAACTTGATTCACCGTAATCATTTACATCATAAAACTTATCATAGTATTTGATTGAGCTAGATATATAAAGAGAACTGAATGGAAAATATGGTTTGGGAGATCCAATCAATACTTTATTATTGTGTGTAGAAACTGAATAACCCATCATATTATCTTTGAAGGTTATTTCATCACCATAAATCTTTTTAATAAACAAATATTGATTTGATCCTGTTGGACACAAACCATTTTCGTAAATATAAGTTGCACCTCTTTGTCTTAAAACATTAGATCCTGAATATTCGTAGTATAAAAGATCATTTGGTGATCCTATTGCTAATACGTTTTTATGTAAAGATACAGAATATCCGAATCTGTTATTTTTCTGTGCAGCAGATAAACTTCCTGAAGGATATAAATCAAATTCAAATCCTTCCAACTTTAAGTATTCAGATCCTGTTATGTTTTGAAACCTTTGTGAAATTCTCCATCCACCTGATCCAGATGTGAATAAAAACACTTTACTAGCTGACACTTGATTACATCCGACCACCAATTTATCTTCAGCATATTTGTCTATACAAACACTAAATCCAAATGAAGATTGATATGGATCAGATACAACACTGCTGCTTAGTTTTTGTACCAAATTATAACTGTTGTTTACATTCTTAAAAACATAAACACATCCTCGGCCGTTATTATAACCTGGAGCACCAACCGCTAAATAATTATTTGATATACTGACTGATTTACCAAACTGTATATTGCTTGACGATGTTAAATAAGCGATAGGCGTTGAACTTATTTCGTATGTACTTGTAGATTCTTTTGTATATTCTGTGGATTTTGACTGGATGCTTCCACTTTCATATACATAGTTGGGATCTATTTCGTATATGTTTACTTGGTTTTGAGTAAAAAAGTTTCTGTTGTCTATACTCTGTGTAAAAGAAACATCGCTTGCTGCTAGAAAATAATCACATACATCAAGTGCTTCGCCGTATTTGCTTTGATAAACAAACTTTGTGGAGTTTTCAATTGTTAAATAACTACAAGATGCATCTGTATTTGGCAAACTACCACTATTAGCAATTAAAGAACTTGTATTAACTGTACTGCTACTTTGTTCGGTGTAATATGGTGTTAGTAAATTTTCATTTTCATTAAACAAAGTTTTTATTACTTCATAATTTGATTGAAACTGATTTTTACGAATCAAAAATATTTGTCCTCTACGAGAAAATCCTTCCGCATATTGCCAATTTTTAGTTGGTGGATTTCCTATTGCTATTATGTTACCATTCGTAGCAACAGAGGTACCATATCTTTCGTTATATATGTTAATTAAACTCATACTATGTATTCAATAAATAATAACCCAAACCATAAGTACCACGGTTTTCTACAGTATCTTTACTCCCAGTCGTAAATTCATAACTATTAATGTAATAAGTACCGCCTAGTATTAAGTTGTGATTTCCGTCATCTTCTATATTTGAAACTATATCGCCGGATTGATTGTATATTACCACAGAATTTCTTTTTATGCCATCGCCTGTCTGAGAAACAGACAATTTATATAAAGAAAAATCATTTGTCAAATCTAGTTTAGTTCTTTGATTGTCGTAATCATCAAATCCAAAGATATTATAACTGTTATTATAGTCGTTATAATACATCTTATCTACGGTATTATAAACCTGACCTTTATACGTACCATTAACATTTACAGGATTGACAACAGGATTCCATTTAGCATTTGAAGATGGATAGAAAACAGAACTGGAATTTACATATTTACCCACTGAAAAATCTATCTGGGAAGCTTCTTCAAATTGAGTCATCGCTAAATATATATCATCAAAATAAACACCTTCACAACTTCCAGATTTATTATTGTCACAAGAAAAATAGGATAGTTGTATTGGAAATACACTATCATCTGTGTCGTCTGTACCAGATAAAAGATTATTTAAAACGTTATTAAACGTCTTTTCTTTAGAAACAGTAAATCTAGTAACTAATACGTCTTGAGTTTTAAAAAATTTGATCATTCTATTATAAATAGAATAAAAACAAACTATTATAGATTAGAAATCTATTCTCACCTTAATTAGTAACTCATTATCAAATGATTTCATCGTTGGTTGACTAATTTTACCAATTGCTAACAGTTCATTATTATCATTATACAAACCAACTGAAGTAATATAGGTTCGTGGATTATTAATTAAATCTTGATAGATAATAGTTCCTTTAGTCAAGCCATCTTTACCATCTGAAACAAAAGTTGGATTGTTACTATAGTTAAACTCTTTGTTCTTCACACGAACGAAATAATTTGTAGATGGCACAAATTCAGACTTTCTCACGCCCATCGTTAAATTAGATCTTCTGATTGCGTTATAAAAATCTCTGGTCCATACTTTCCAATATCCACTTCGATTTGTAGAAGTTACACTATTGGAATAGTTAGCGCGATTCAAAATCTGTTGTCCTGCGGTAATACCCACGTATTTATCTAGATTTATAGCATTAAACACTATAACTCCATTTGATGGATAAACCAATCCTATTCCGGCATATACTGGAGATCCATTCTTTAAATAAGGAGTAGCAATACCATTTACAATTGATCCAGAGATCAAATTGTATGAGTTCTGTTGTTTATTCACTACTTGAGAATCATCAATAAAGGTAAATTTCTTAGGTGCGATTGAGCCACTAAATGTAATTTGTATTTGGCCTGGGTCAATTTGATCCTTGAATTTATCAGCGGCATAGCTAATTACATAAATTGCTTGGCTTTCAACAGTTTTATCGACGCTTCCAGATGCGAAGGTAAACAAATTGTCGCCTGGTTGTAAAAGTGTGTTTTTGTATTGAGAGTAAATGACCTTAGTTTCATTGGTCAATACAGGAGTTGAGTAAGTCGTAACGTCAAAACGAGAACTTCCACTATTAGCATAGTCACCATATGCAACATCAAAGTATAAGTCTCCGCCAGAATAAATATCTAAATAATACTGACCGTTTCTTACATCGTATGGACTGGAGCCAGTGAGTTGATTAGCTTGACCAGTAACACCTGATTGTGTCACAAACGTAGATTGACTAACAAATAAACTACCAGTTCCGAATAAACCAGAAGATACTTGATTAATTCTACCTACTACGATGTCATCGTTATTAAATTTACTAAATATCATAATTATGTTGTTGTTGGAACTTTAACTGTCACTGTAATTGATGTATTACCGCCACTTTCATTTCCAATAATTGTAATATTAGTGGTTGTTAGTTTAGACAAACCAGCGTTTGGTACAAATCTGAATTTATTACCAACAACTACTTGTGATGTTTGTGAAGTTAGATCTCCTGAGAAAGTAGGAATTGTGGCACTTGTTGAATTTAAACTATTTGTTTCGGTCACAATCAAAGTTCCAACGTTCTTATTGGCCAAAATGGCTGTATATCCAAGTGTAACATTATAAGTTGGATTTGTACTTGGACTAATTAAACTTTCCCCAGTATAGTCTCTTGGAACAGTGATTTCTGAGATATTCAAGATAATAGTAGGTACAGATGTTACACCATCGTTTAGAGTTACCAACTTATACTTCATTGACTGTGATTCATCAGTAATAGGTTCTTGAATTGGAGTGTTACGAATTGCAATGTCGTAATATGCACTGCCTAGTGGATGATTTGGATTGAATTGAGTATAGTCAATTTCATCATCCGCCAAAGCAAAGGCTGTGATATTCAAACCGCCTGTTTTTGCGAGTATTTCTCTTCCCTTTTTAGTCAATACAGCATTCACTGTAAGAATGTTGTTATTTAAATATGCCATATATAATAATTATTGATAAGTTTTAAATTTTACTCAAAAATATGAATTATAAATTCATTATGTATCTTTCCAAACTTGCGCTGGTCTGTAAAGAAGCTGTTAGTGGTAGTTGTGTAAACAATGAATCTGGACTTCCTATAGAACCAGTTGTATCACCATAAGCAGGTGCATTGTTGGTTTCTATATTCAAACTTAAAAATCCAGGTACTGTTATAACTGGTTCACTTCCGTTTGTAATACCGCTTCTGTCTACGGTAGTATTTTTATCATTTTTACCCTTTGTATAAGTATAATATGTGATATTACCGCCATTATTTAATTTTAGTCCGTTTACCAGTTGTGTTTTAGAACCGCTCAAGGCTTGATACTGTGTTCTACTACCGACAAATGAGAACTTACTCAAGTGTCTATTGGAATATCCACTATTAAAAGCAGCGCCTTTATAGTAATTTTTTAAGTATTTACTTCCCGTGACAGACCCAGATCCAATAACTTGAACTTCATTGAACGAAGAGGTAAATGTTACCACAAATCCAGTGTTATTAACAGATTGATAATAATCTTTTTTGCCTACATTAACTGTATCACGTACATTATATCCATTTGAATCAACATATACGTACTTTCCATATTTTGCGTAAATAAAATCACGACTATCTATTACGTCTTTTATTTCAAGACGGGAATAATTATAAGTATTTTGATCTTGGGTAATATCGTTAACACGTGAACTGGTTATTATAGTAAAGCTAGATGTATTGTTTGTGTTTAACAAGGAAGATGTAAATGATGCTTTATTGTTAAAGTATAAATCAAATTCGTTGTTTGTTACAAATTCTACATCTCTGTAGTTAAATTTTTTACGTTCAAATAAACTTGGTTCCAATAGAACACCTGTTAATAAATTAGATCTTGCTGGTTTTAACTTACTTACGACATCAAATATTGAAAAGTCGATATAAAATTTGTACGTACTGTAAAATTCTTGAGGGTATATGTATTTCTCATTTATTTTACCAAACTCACGTTGTAATGTGTCCAACCCAACATAATTTTGTTTAGTTAAGTTTTCTGGCTCACCAATGATATCAGCTATACCATCCAACCCTATGAAATTCTCTATTTTTTGATTTAAATAATTATATGGACTTATGAAAAATCCAGAGAGTATTGAATCATCACCCAAACTATCTTGAATTCTGGTGGAATAATCATAAGGGGTAAGATTAGATAAAGCGGTCTCTGTTATTTTATTTATCTTGCTATTAATCTTGTAGTTAGGGCCGAAGTTGTTAGTATTAACGGTTTGTTTTACGTTAATCTTATCAAATTGATATGGAAATTCATCTATCAATACATTTGAACAAGTTGGATAACTAAAATACTTTTCTTTTTGTCCAAAATTATATGCATTGAATTGGGTTTGATAATAAATGTTTTGATTATCTACTGTTTTACTAATAGAACTAGGTGAATATAAATTCACAGGAGTATCAAAACTCCACAAATAAAACAAATTGGAATAAACATTTTCTTTATCTGGAATTGATATTGAATCCAAGTTATATGAATGTTCATCAAAATATTGATTATCAAGTGGATCTCTTAAAACTTTTATTTTATCTAGATTTCCTATAAATGATACAGATGATGAATAATTGCCAATATAATAACTTCCCGAAGAAAAGTTTTTATTTACAGTATGACTTATAACTTTACGTTTTGTTGCTGAAAAGTTTTTGGTACTTCCATCATATTGATTTGTAGACAAACTATAAATATATGGAATCAATTCTTTGGTCGAGTTAACGTAGTATGATGAAGTTAGTGTTGTTTTCTGTGAAGCTAATGTTACAAAATCTCCGTCATCTTCTATTACAAAGTCACCATCATCTTCTATAATAAACGGTGTAACTTGATTTGTAATCTTGCTTGAACTTACATTTAATTTGTCAAAATCTCCTGGCACAGGCTCACGCTTTAACATCACTGTAAAAATTTCCCCGTTTAATAGAGGTAACTCATTTAATGTTAAACTTGAAGTTGTATTTCCCAATTCGTATGGGTGAATTTCAAATACCAACTGACCTGAATTAACTTGCTTTGATTTTTTAATGTATAAATCCCAATCAGATTTTTTATTTCTGTATTTGGACATCAATTTGATCTTATCTCCAAAGTCATAGTTTGTAGATTTGAATCTAAAAGAAAATTCAATTGTAGATATACCATTAAATCGGGAAGTATATTCAGTGCTACTAGTAAAAGTATTGATATTAGATCCCGAAGCATAATAACTACTGGTTGTGTAAACAAAGTCACTGCTTGTATGTTCAAAATTCAAGAAATTGTTTTCCTTGAAATCAGTCATATAGATTATGTCATCGTAAACAAAGTAATTATCACGGTTTGAAAAAGCATCCGCACTTCCATATTCTCTGGTAGTTATTATTCCAGCTGGAATTCCAAACATAGTTCGGATCATTTCAAATGAATTTACAGTTCCTTTGGATTTATAAACAGAAGAAATGTTATTGGCAAATCTGTTTAATATAGATTTCGCATAATCAAAATAAGAAGAAGAACTATACCCAGCAATATCTTGATTATTAAAATATAATTGATTCAAATCACTTTGAGTAAACTTATCAATATCAATATTCCAACTAAAACTATTGAGTAGTTCGTCTATGTAATTTTTTGGGTAATAATTTGAATCGTTATTTGAAATTGGATATGACTTAGGAAACTTCTTTATAAACACCAAGATGTTATCAAAAAAATGTCCCACCATTGCTGTAAATTTAATATAATCAGCGGAATCGGAATCTTCCTTTACATATGCCGGAAGTTGATACACCAAGCTATTATAGTTGTCTGAATCATATACAATAGCTTCTTCAATTTTATCATCTATACTAGATGAGTTAAAAAACAAATAAGACTCATATTCATCAAATGTATCCAACAAAGCAATTTGTTGAGCAGTTTTTTGGCTAACTAGCTCTCCATATGAAGAAGAAATTATACCACTTGTATTTAAAGATGATGTAATCGTAGACTTTTTAACATAGTCAAGTTGATTATAATCTTTAATCTTATTCTTAGCTATTTTAGTGCGTAGTTCGGCAGAAGAATAATTGATGAAATTATTAAAATCTGTATAATCGATGTATAAATCATTATACTTTTCTTTCAATCTTATTTTGGATTTATCTAGTGTGAAAGAATCGTTGCCATCATATTTTTCTGTAGAAGGACTGACTTTAGATATTTGTACATCAAAGTTTATGTCATTTAAAAATACCTTTCTTGATATCTTTGAAGAAAACAAGTTAACTTTAAAATAAAGAGGAGCAATTGAAATATTTGATATCCAACAAGTGGTTTTTACATTATATTGTAAAGGTAAAGGCGCATCTAGTTTTACTTGTACATTGACCGCACCATCAGTTGGATTTAAATAATTTGTATGAGTTAAAATCTTGATCAAATTGCCATTATCAAAATTTAAAGCATTTTTATAAAGACCGTAGTATTTGATTCGGTAATTTTCTAACAATTTAGTTACATTGGGCAATATCCAATCTGTATAAATTGTTTGTTCAAATAAACCAAGTATGTTTTGTAGATCAATATCATTTATAGAACTCTTTTGTAATATTCTATCTTGAGATACCTTTAATGTGATAATTCTAAATGACTCCAATACTTCAGCTTCTGTAAACTCTGTATTGTTGTAAGTGTAAATAAAATTGTTGATTTGTTCTTGAACACCTGTAAATTTGTTTGTTTGTAAAATTGTTGAATCTGTATCACCGTTCAACTTAATAATACTATTATATCCAACATATGTTGAATTAACAAACTCTTGTAGTTCTGCTTCACTTTTTAGACCCAACTTCAAACAGATGTCTGTGTAGTTGTATTTGTCTTTGTTAGATAGAAAATCTTTTTCAATTGGATTATTATTAATGATTGCAGTTAAGTCTTGATAAATTCTCAACAACAAATATTTTTTATCCGCAAATGTTGAAATTTTAATCGCGTCTAATCTAGATGTTTCATTCTTATTTACATCAAATGCGTAAGATAAACGTATCTCAGTTCTACTAGGAGATATTTCTTTTATAACCAATCTATTTGTTGGATTACCGGCTATATTTCTAACTGGGTTATACAACAAATAATATAAACCAGGACCAACTCCATTTGCATTTAAGTCGAATTGTGGATGTAATAGAATATCGTTTTTGTACGATACCACATTCGTAAATGGATTTGCAAATCTATATGATCTTAATACGTTATTAATGTCTCTGTAACTACCTTGCAATACAGAATATGTTACAGATGGAACTACTCTGTTGAAATTTATAAGTTGTTGGTTATTATTATACAGTGTAAATTCAAACAAATCATCATCGGATTCGCCGTAAAATATATCCTCACTGATTAGTTGTTGTTCGTATAAAGCCTGTAAATCAGTGGAAAAATAAGATGCACTTGTAAGACCCTTATTTAAATCGTTATCATTTATTGTTAAATAGTCGTAAGGCATATCAAGAAGTTAATGGTAAAAATGGGTAATCATCATCGAAATCCGAAGCAACTTTTCCTTGTCCCAATTGGATTCGTAAACCAATAATTTGGTTTTTCATAGCTGCAATAACTTGTTTATCGTCATTGTTTTCGTATTTTTCTACTAATTCATTTACCGTTTGATTTAAAATTCTGTTCTCGACCAGCACGTTATTATATTGTGTTATAACATCTGTTAAATTTCTCTTTTCTTCGACCGCAGTTGTTTGTAATTCAGTAAAATCCGATTGTGAAGTATCAACGATTTTGTTTTCATTATATAAAAAACTTTTTATTGGTACTTTTATATAGTTGTATTTACCTTCAAGCGACTGTGATATGTTATAAACCAATTGATCATTTCCAAAATCATCAAAATTGTTTTGGAAAGTACCAAAGTCTTTAAATGTTTGTACATCACTTAAAGATACATTATATACTAATGGTATATTTGCCATACTAACGCGTTATTTTAAATATTTTTCCGGTATCAACGATGTCAACTGTCCCATCTTTGTACTCTACCTTAATAAATACTGTTAAATATCGTTCTTGAGGCAATCCATTTGTATTTAATTTAAAATAATTACCATACGTAGCATCGCAACTTAACTTGGTATAGTTATCGAAATTAATCAAAACTTCCTCAGACTCAGCATCTTTAACCATATAATATGAAGATGTTGGCAGATACTTAGGAGTAACCATAGCTGGTTGTTGATATGATTTATTAAATGTTTTAAGAGGATATTTATCTCTGGCGAACACAAATATTTTAGCAACACTACCAGCTTTATATGTACTATTTAACTGTTGCAATGTAACCAAGTTTTGTATGGAAGAAGATACTGGTTTTAAACTACCTGTATTAAATACAGTATCATCCCAACCCATATCAATATATGGACTGTAAATTGTATTGGTATCCTTGCTGAAAAATTGTAACAACCCGTTGGTTGGTTGAAGAGGAGGTGTACTTATTTCAAATGAAGTCAATAACATTAGTCCGTTATTTGGAACACACCCACACAACCAAGAACGAACGATAGTAGTGATGTCCATCGATATATCACTTTGTTGTCCGTAACTAAATGATTGACTGCAAATTAATCCGTTATTTACCAACGAAGGAAAAGCCACGGAATTACAAATCCACTTTGGTTTGTTTGTATATGATGCTGGTACTTTGTAATACCAAGTTCCGCCTTGATTTTGAAAACTAGCACTGGAATATGATGCGGTTAATAAATAATTTACTTGTTGATAACTATTTGTTATTTTACTGCCGTACCACAAATTGCTTCCTGAGTAAGCTCTATTGTTCCAAGTAGCTCCCAATTGAGAACCATCATCGGCATATCTACCATTTCCATTTTCCCAACTCTGACTTATAGGATAAGCATAAATGGAGTAGTTTAGTGGTAGATTTCTCATACCACAGGCTTTTAAATTCAACGTAAATTTTAATTTTGAACTACTAATTTCATTTTTAGAAATTGATTGACTTAATGTGGTTAAGTCAAACTTGATCATAGTTCTACTAAACTCTGGATAATTAAGATATGTGGCTGTTGATGGACGAGTAAAAGATCCACTATATTGTCCTTTAAAATATCCAGCGAAATTTACCACATCAACATAATAAGATACACTTGAGGTATTTGTGTTAATAATTGATTTAAAACTTGAACTGGAGAAACTACCACTGAAAGATCTGCTTACACAGTTTGATCCTGTAATACTTCCTACAAATCTGCCAGATGCGGATATAGCTGATCCAGAAATATAAAGAGATTTTCTAGGAGCAGTAGTAACATTTGATAATCTGCCTGTGAAATTAGCAATAAATGACGTATTTGGTATTACAGATGAAGTAAGACTATATGCATACCATTTACTACCAGAGTAGATAAATAGTGAAGATGTAGTATAAGCTAACCATCCATTATTGCCATATGAAGAGGCAGTAAGAGGAGGCGTGTGCCAATTTGGATCTGTATAAACCGTTGTTTTGCCTGAGTTAGAGGCGTATATCTCTAACACTTCGTCCAACCCAAAATTTTTGTTTTGGTATTTGTCAGAATTGTTAATATAAGTGTCTTGAGATGGATAAATAAAAATATGCATATTATACTACCAATCCTTTAATGTCATTGTCTGGATATTTTATTTCAAATACAGATGGGTCTTTTGATGGATAAAGAATATTGTTTTGTGTAGCAATACTTACATTATATGCTACGGGAGAATAATCACCATCATCAATTGTCAAATTCTTGATCTTCAATTCAATAACAGATTGAACGCCTTCGTTTTTCATTATTTCAAAGTTAAGTTGACTGAGATTTATTGGTTGATTAAAACTCATATTATCAATGCTCAAAAAGCTTTTAACGGATTGAATACAATTATTTAAAACATCTCGTTTATTGAAACCATTGAAAACAGTAATCTTAAACTCCAATCCCAAATTAATAATATATCCGTCTATAATGTTAATTTTATCTGTTAATATTTTGAAATTATTCAGATAACTTATTAAGTTCTGTAATGTAGCAGGATTTAGTTTGGTTAAATTTTTATTAACATCATATCCCAACAAATAAAGATTGTTGGTAAATGGATTACTTGCTTCTAAAAACTTTCTTCTATCCAATGGATTTAGTGGATTTAGATCCAATGTTTCATTTCCATTTTCATTCACTATACCTTTAATTAGTTGGTTATATTGAATGCGTCTATTTGAATTGCTTTCAACATATGCTTTAGAGATATTGCCTAAATACGTTGGCAACGAATACACTCTGAGTAAAATGTCCTCCGATGTAACCATTCTGTTTTGAGCAGAAAAATTCAATATTGCACTTTGACGTATTTCTTCATCTGTTTCAGCATTGTTACCACCTGTAGATGACTGTGGATTATTTACTCTCAATGAGTTTTTTATGTTATTTAATAAAATAACTTCACTGTCAGTCAAACTAGTGACATCATTTAAATAATCGGTACTAGCAATCTTATTTATTTCGTCGGAATTTACATTTGAATCCAAACCACCACCTACAACATAAGTAACTGTTAATGTTGTGTTTGATGGAGATACACCATAAGAATTTGCTTTCAATACGTTTGTTCCATCCAAAGATATATTGAGATTTTTTAAATTGGATAGAGCTACACCAACATTGGTTGGATTTGGTATAATAACAGTATTTTCGTAATTTTCTGTATTTGCTCCAAATTGGATGTAAGTGAAGTTATTTTGATCTATTGTTGTTATAAATCTGCGTTCAGTTCTTAAATACTTTAAAATCTTAGGTGTTTCATTTCTATATGGTGACAGTGTTTGATTATTAAGCGGAACGTTATCAACCAAAATAGGAATGGTATCTTGCGCCAAGTATTGGGTTTCATAATAGTTAATACCATTTGAATCAACCACACTTATTATTTTGACAACATTTGTTTCATCCAACTTAATTTTTAAGAAAGATTGCGGGTCACCAATACTAAAAGTCTTTGATGTAATTCTGCCTGAATAACACTGCGCTGTTTTCTTTATCAAATAAAACAATGGAGCACCTGTATTGTCACGATTGTAAACACTTATTTCTCTTGGTGAGAATAGTGTGTCTTGACTAAAATCTACACTTTCTTCAACGATAAATGATACACCAGATACACTGGATAGTTGTGTATATGGTTTCAAAATCAAACAATATCTTTCGTCTGGTATATATTCGCCATTAACTCCTGATGTACGAGTTGCTGGTAATAATTGAAATAATTCTACGTATGTAGACGATACTGAAGACACTTTTGGTTTATAACCCAAAAATTGTGCTTGATTTATAATGTTCTTACGTTCACCCGCAAATTGAATAAAACTTTCTTTGAATTGATAATCAGTGTAGTAAGATAGTACATCACCAACAAAGCTAGCTTGTTCAATAAAAATTTGTCCTGGCGAACTTTCACTGAAGTCCTTGTAACTTTGTGGGTAATACTGTTTGGTAAAATCGATCAGTTGTTGCTTTAACGAAGTAAAATCACGATTTAAATACAAAACGTCTTTTGTATTAGCTTTGAATGTTTTGTTAATTAGTTGTTGCATTATATATTATTGTTTGTGATAATTACTTCGGTTGTAGACTTCAGTTCTTTATAACTAAAGGCTACTTTTATAAATATTTTATTGTAATCATTATTTACAACATCATTTTCTACTAATTGAACTTTAACATCTTCTACTATTACCCCATTCATAAATCTATTTACGTCATTTTGAATAAGATTTACCAACATAGGCAACATTTCTTGTAATTCATTCTGTTCAAACAATACTTTATATAAAGAAGACCCAAACGCATTGTTAAATCTACGTTCGCCAGGTCGTGTTAATAAAAGATTCTTTATATTACTCGAAACTTGGGAAATAGTATCCACATTGGTTTCAAAATAACCATTTTGACCCAATCTGAAAGGTATTTTAAGTCCTAGTGCTTTTTTAGACATAATTAAATCTTAGATTTCTTCTTCTCTATAGCACTCATCAACTTAGAATAATCTCTGGTCATAGCTGAATATACAGATTTAACTGGTTCAGGAGCATTCTCGGGAGCTTTTGTTTCTGTAATTACTTGAGAGGAAGTTGATCCATACCCACCCATCATACTAACCATACCACCTTCTTGTGGTACTCCTCCTGTAGTCTGATTTAATATGTCATTCAACATTGGATTGTTTGTATATTTAACATATTTCTTCGTAGGCTTAGTTTCAACTTCTGCTACTGATTCATTCATAGATTCAAGTTCATTCAAAATTTTAGCTTCTAGATCAGAATCTGCAGATTTTGTCTTTTTTTGAGGCTTTGATGAATTATTCGCAAATATTTCTGATAATTGACTTTTCAACTCAGTCTTTAATACGTTGCGAACTTCTTGTTGTACTGTTTTTTTAATAAACTCTTTAAGCACTTCTATTTTCATATTGTTTATATATATATAATTATTAACCCAGAGGAGATTTAGGTAAATTTAATAAATCTGTTGCGCCTTTTGGATATGATGGTCTTGGTATTTTAATCGTTTTAATACGTGGCGTACTAGGTGGTTTTGGTATATTTGGCTTAGGCATTCCTTTTTGAACACTAGCTAATTTAGCTGCAGCTGCACCAACAGCTCCTCCAGAAACTGCTCCAATTACAGCACCTTTTCCGCCTCCAACTATTCCTCCTATTCCAGCTCCCAATCCACCACCGGCTAAAGCTCCTCCTGTTACACCTCCAACGGATAATCCAGCACCAAGTGCAGTACCACTTAATCCACCTATTAATGCACCTTTACCACCACCAGCTAATGCACCTACACCGGCTCCAAGAGCACCACCTAACAATCCACCTTTTAATCCTTTAGCTAATTCAGAAGTAGATTCAACCACGCCTGTTTTAGCATTTACAAATTTAGTATTTCCAGCTATAGATTCAGGGCTATATTTATCAGGAGACCAATCTTTGCCTAGTCCATCTGGTTTTATTCCTTTAGGATTTAGTTTGTCAAAGACTTTGCCAGCTATACCACCCGCAACCAATCCGGCACCAGCTCCAATCAATGCACCTTTTCCTCCGCCTGCTAATGCACCTATACCGGCTCCTAAAGCACCTCCTCCAATTGCACCTTTAACCCCAGATGATAAATTACTAAGTACGCCACCGGCAGATTCTTGAGCGCCGCCAATTACACCTTGTGCCTGACCAGTCGCACCTTCTAATGCACCTTGAGCTTGACCAGCTGCTCCCTGTACTTGACCAGCTGCACCTTCTAATGCACCTTGTGCCTGGCCGGCCGCACCTTGAACTTGTGATGTTAACCCTCCAGCTGCACTTTGTACTTGAGATGTCGCATTGCTTGTTACGTCTTGGGCTTTTGAAGCTGCTTGTTGCGCTGCATTTGCATCTAACCCTTTTACTTCTTGGGTAGGAAGTTTTATATTTGGATTATCTACTACGGGAGCTTTATTTGCTACACCATTAATTGTTTGTGTAGGTGGTCCTACTAAAGCGGGATCTGGATCGGTAAATGCATCTTGTCGTTCCACTTTAATTCCCTTGCCAGAAATACCAACTTGATCAGCTAAAGTTTGTAACAAAGATTCTCTTAGTTGTTTAAAAGCATTATTGAAAGCTTCACCTGGAGTCTTTCCAATACCACGTGTAGTCTTAAAATCGGATGCTATAATAGATTTCAGTGTTTTTCCACTAGATGTTTGTCTTGGAACTTTAACGTCTCCACTTAAAGTAACATTTGCTAAGTAATTTCCGGTTAATTCATCACGTTTCGATGTTGAAAATTTCCCACTTAAACTAAAATTCCATTCATTAGGAAAATTTGCGTCTGGAGACAAATTTTTTACAGAAATACTTGGGGTTGTCGCACCATCTTCCACTATTGCATTTGGTTTTACGAGATCAACTTTTGAATAGAATGAGTTTATAGCTCTTCTATATTCATTCGCATTAAAAATGCTACCATTCCAAGGTACAGTTTCTTCATAGGATATATAATAATCACTCATAATTAATCCTCAAATTCAAATTCAACTTGTACTGGACCTTCACGGCGATTTCTACCTTTGAAATCACCCACAACTCCAGTTCCTGTAACCGTATTAATTTCTACTGGATCTTTACATTCACCACCACTTCCAGGTGGTTTGACTCCATTACTACCAGGCGCATATCCGCCACCTGTAACAAATACTCTTCTACTTAGTGTTTTGTGTAGATTATCTCTCAACAGTTTAAGCTTGATTTGTTGTACTGGTATTTGCGTTTGATCTGGATTAGCATCCTTTGTATTTTCAGGCGTTGCATCTCCTGATCTAGGATGTGTATGTGGATGTGGGTGTACGTGGTGATGCCAGTGTACGTGGTCTAATAACCAATTACACAAATCGTACATCCAATCTACAGTTGTTTGACCTAGTAATACTGGTTCATTTGTTTCGCCATATTGACCCAAAAATATTTGTGGTGCATTTATACAAGCGGTATTATTTGTAGTTATAACTACATTATCATTAGCATCTACTGTGTATTCACTGTCAGTGGTCACAGCATAACGTTTTTTACTAAAGTGTAGTGTTTCTGCAAATCTACTACTCAATACCAATCTATCGGTATTTATTACGATTTGATCGCCATTTAAAGTTGGTAATACAAATGGAGTGGAATTTTTCGGATTGAATCTTACTTGTTCTTCAGTTGGTTCTCCGTTTGACGTTTTGCCAAATATACTTTTATAAACTGTAGTTTTCCAATCGCTTTCTGTTTTTCCACTTGTTATTTGTATTGTACTGCCATCATTGTTAATATCTTCATCTATTTGTCCACCAAAATTTTTCTCAGATGGAGTTATTTTTGGAATAGGTGGTAACTTGGGATGTAATTGTTGTGGTTCGTCTAAAGAGATATTTCTCTGTCTATTTCTAATAGTAATCTTTGGATTTCCATATCCACCACCACTAGATTCTTTTAATAAATTGCTGTTTAATGTATAGGATGGATATGATCCTTTATCATTAAGTCTATTATTATCATAAGCACTAAAACGAATTGATTGACCAAATCTACTTTCTATTGCTGTATCTCCTTCGTTTTTTCTAATCAGTCTTATAAATGGATTGGAAATGAAATATTCCCCAACATACCCAATGTTATTGTATTTTGAATAAATTGGAGCTGATGTATAAGTAGCTCTATTTCCGTCAAAGTAAAAAGGCACAGCAGGCTTTCCATTTTCACTATATACTGTTTCTACAGTGTAATCTATATTGGTTGGAAAGTTGAATTTATTTAAAGGTTTGCTGTAATAGTAGTTATTGCCTACTTTTTGAACCAATACAAGTTCATTGACCAATGGATATTGCGTAATAGTTTGATCCAAAGGTATAGCCCAAGGCAATTTTTCCACCGATGACTTTTTTTCTTGTGATAAGATTCTTACTTTGGCCCGTCCTATGTACGAAAAATCCACATCGTTTTCTTTGGCTGGTTCATTCTTATAGTTAAGAGGAACTGTTTGTGGATTTATTTTTTGTTTATATTCGTCCTGCAATTTTACGTGATTTTCATTGAAAATCACATCAACTACAACGGCGAGTTGTATAGGTGAACGAATATCAACCAAATCTTTTATTTGTTGATCGTTTAACTGTGGAGATTTATTTGATTTGGATACATCCGTAACTACCATATTATTCGCCTTTACTAATTGTTATAACTTCATCCATTAACTGTTTACGTTCGTCTTCACTTAATACCATTGAATTGCCTTCGCCAGTAGCTTCACCTTTTGCTACCAATCTTTGTATAACTGCGGCTAATTTGACCAATTGTTCATCGTTTTTAACGCCTACATCATAATAGTCTTTTATCATAGGCACTACGATAGTAGCGTCGTTAACAGTTTTAATTAAACTTCTTAACTCAGATATTAAAATATCAATTTGATCTTTCTTGCTCTCTGAATTTTTCACTATGTCTTTACAAAGACCAGAAAAATTCTTTCCTTTATAAATTTCAAAATTTAAGTCCATATATCTATAAATAGAAAAACCACTCTATTTGAGTGGTTTATTTGTTTTGTATTATATTTTTCCGTTATCAATGTAATTTTTTATAACTATATTTTGATATGATTTCATTTTATTGATAATTTTAGTAATTTGTTGTGTTTTACAATTACTTAGTTCTCTGATGTAAAGATATAGTGTTTTTTTATTGAAATTTTCAATTCTTTCGCTGTTTCTAAATAATTCTATAACCGCATATGCTATATTGAGATCTTTTTGTTTGGTGAATATTTTTGTTATATTTCTTTCCCAATAGTTAATTAACAATTTCATAAACTCTTGTGTCTGAATAGTCTTATGATGTGCATCTTCTGTTTGCAAACAAACACTATCTTCACCTGGAGTTTCACTAATATCTACGTGTTGATTAAATCTTTTATAATTGTTATTGTTATGGAATATCAAGTAATTTTTAGCTACAATACTAAAATAACTAAATGCCTTACCTTTACCAGCTTCAAATTTGTGAATATTTGAAACCAAGTGTGCTACGGTTTCTTTTTGAATCTCTAATGGACTGTTGTCAAAATAAGTAAATTTAAATGTATTAAAAATATTTTCTACCAATTTATCAAAGCTGTATTTTATACGAGTTTCGTAAATTTCATTTCTTTTTACGTTGTCGGTTTCGGAATTGTATTCGATGATAGCTTCTTCGGTTTTTTTAGAAAAGTAAATTTTTTCTTTTTTATTACGACCTCTACGTTTTTTTCTTACTTCTGTAAGTTCTTCAACTTCTTTATTAATCGCGTCCAATTCATTAATTACTATTACATCTTTGCTTGTTATGGTGCGGGGTACATTGATCTCAGATAAATTTTTAGATTCATATGTAATGTCTAATTTTAATTTATTTACCTTTTTGGGTTTTTTAACTATCTTTTTTACAGATGTTATTTTTGTTGGCTTCTTTATTTTTTTATTAACACTTTTTACCATAGCAGATACTTTACGTTTTTTAGGATTTACTACTTTAGTCACTTTCTTGGTAATGACTTTACTTTTTTTTATTTTTTTCATTCAAGTAATAATGTCAAACGTTGTCGGTTTCTTCTTCTTTTACTTTTTTATTCAAAGATTCAATGATTTGTTTCAAATCCGTGAAAAGAAAACCAACATCGTCATCTTTTTCAAATATACCACGGTTATCAACATCTTTCAATTTATTAAAAGTACTTTCTACAGAATTTTTAAAGTTTATAATCCAGTCTTCAAGTATATCTATTTGATTAAATGATTTTTTTAATGTGATTAATAAAAACACATTAGCTGATACGGATACCAATAACAGTATTAATAATAAAATTTCAATCATTGTCTATAGGAGATTCATCATCTACTTCAACGAATTCAGATATGTAATCTAAAGCGTCATTTAAGGTTTTCCAACACGATTCATCGTATGATCTTTTGATCAATTTGTACAATTCTTTAAGCTCAGTTTCATCCATACTTATAACTACATATATATGGATGATCTACAAAACGAATAAAAAATTATTTTAATTGTAATTGTTAAAAACTAAACATACCTCTCGTACCAGTTTTGCCTTTTCGTTCAACAACCTTCTCTACTATCTTTTCAACCTCTATTGGCTTCTCTATTATTTTTTCCACTATCTTTTCCACTTCCACTGGTTTTTCCACAATTTTTTCCACTATCTTTTCAACCTCTACTGGCTTCTCTACTATCTTTTCAACAACAGATGGAGTAGCGGATATGTTTTTATCATTAGAGTCAGCCGTATTTTTTTCTTGTTTCTTATATAGTTCGTAATTTTTGTCTTCCTCTACGTAGGTTTTATTGCTACTTATATTGTATGCCAATAACAATATAACTGCAAGTGGATCAAATACTGTAATAAGCACTACTATGAACCATTTAACTACTGTTTGAATTGTAGTGTTGAATTGATCCGCAACAAATTTAAATGTGGTAATATCCTTCTTTTGACTATTATCCACTTTTAATTTGTAAATGTTATCATCTATAGAACTTACTTTGGTACTATAAGTTTTAATCTTTTCATTTTCCCCCTCCAATTGTTTGTTTAAATCCCCAATCTGATCATTAATCTGATTTTGAATATTTTGTAATTGTATTGGATTTCTCGCAATTAATACATTTGTAAGTACTTCGTTCAATCTGACCTCTTGACTACTTCTCAAACTATAAAGTTTTTCAATTGTCTTTTTAGTAGACTCCATCTTACTAAGTTCTTCTTTTTTCTGAGACTCAAGTGTGACAATCTTATTCATAGATAACTCGGTCTCCAATGAAGATTTTTGAAACGCAGCTGTTAAAAATCCAAATACACCTAGAGATGTAATTGCCATTAAAGCAAATACAGCAATTATCATATAGGTTCTCATTAATATATTGGCTTTATTCCAATATCTGAATAACCACGATGTTGTCACAAGTTTACCTAGTTCCAATGAACCAGCCATAATCATTGCAGCAATAGTTGCTCCTGAAAATAACAATCCAATACCATATACACTAAAATAGGCAGCACACCCGGCGATTAAAAGTGACGTTGCCATTACCAAATGATGAAATTTTATCATATCTATAAATATATAAAAATAAAAAACCCCGTTAATTTAATAACGGGGTTAATATAACCTTGATTGAATATTAATCAATCTTTACTTTTTTCGTGACAGGAATCGTTGGTTTCACCTTTAATAATGTAACCTTTAACAATCCATTTTCAAACTTTGCGGTGGGATTCGCTCGATCAATTTGATCTCCTAAAGTAAAACTACGTTTGAAACTACTGTGCTTTAGTTCTCTACGAATGTATTTTCCTGTAGACTCCTTATCATCCACGTTTTTGATCTTTTGACCACTGATAGTAAGTACGTTTTCTTGTACATCTACAGATACTTCGTCTTTAGACAAACCTGGAATTTCAGCTAAAATTTCCACACGGTCATTATAATCAATAACATCTACGCGGGGATAACTTTGTTTTTCAAAAAAACCAACACCTAATTCTTTGTTTAATTCTGGGAAGTGAGCCGCAAATACTTCATCAAATACGCGGTCAAATGGTGTTAAAAATTCATCACGATCAATGTGTCGCAATGCAAACGGACTATATTTTACTACTGACATATATTTACCTTTCTTTTTAATAATTCTATCGAACTTATTAACCTAATAGCCTCATTCGAGCACTATAGTGAATAACACATCCGTGTCATTCAACAATATATATAACCAAATTTTGAAAAATGTCAATATTTTTTATCCTACAGACGAAACTCCACCTGTTTGACACAAATTAATATAGTTTTCGATAGACACAATATTATTGTTTCTTCTCAAGAACAATATGTAAAAGCTTGCACTACCCAATATTGAATTTGTTGTTACAACTGTATAAGTACCTGAAAATTGTCCCGATGCACCAGTGGTACACGCATAGTCTTGACCTCCGGCTGGATCTAATGTCCACGAAATATTAATAGTATATCCGTCTTGAGTTATAGTAGAAGGTAATGTACAGCCTGAATTTGGCAAAGCATTAACAACCGCTTTAGCAAAAGTTTTATCTGCAGATGTACCTGTTTTGTAGGCAATTGTTACTACTGTTCTGGTTTTTATCTGTGTCCAACTCTCCAACATACTTGGATTATAACTAATACACCCAAGATTACTTGTTACAGGTGTAACCACTGGAGGTATCACTGGAGTAACAACTTCTTTTTTACATTTATTTTTATCGGATAAAAATCTAATTGTTATATTTTTAGATGTCTCGCTGTATCCTGATGGTAGAGTGGCCACAGCTTCATTTTTTATATCAATGCTTGTTGGTTGATTTGAATTTGAATAATTTGCAATCCCGACTCCTATACTTATTTTTTTATATTTATATGGTTCAATAGAAATGGGAGATTGTGGATCAATTGTAACAGGCGATAACAACGAATTTAATACGCTGCCATCGTTATTGGTCCAATTTTGATTCAAAGTAATTGTCATTGAATCGGGGTTGTTATTTAGAATAACAAAACTTCCTGTATGTTTTATTTGTGTTAAAAGTGTAGGATCGCATATTTGCGGAGATGTAGATGTACCACAATTACAATTTATAGAATTTGCCCCACCCGATATACCAATATCTTGTGGCCAATTTGGAGTTTTTAGCGTGGTGACAACGCAACTGTTTTTATCAGATGAAAAATAAAACGTATTTTGAGAAATTGGATTTATATAATAATTTGAATCTGTAGTTGCGGTAAATGGACAATTTAAATACACACTAACTGGTTGACTTGGATTATTATAATTGTTTTTTCCAAATGACACTGATATTTTTTTACTTTCGTTTGGTTGTAGTATGATAGGTGAATCAGGATTCATCTCGACCGGAGTAAGTAAAGAATCGATAACGGTACCATTTTGATTTTTCCAATTATTTTTATCAAACGTAATTGTAATTGGTGTAACAGACGAATTGTTCGTTATTATAAAACTACCACTATGTCTCACTTGAATTGTAGAAGATGGATTTGATACAATCTGAGCGGAATTTGGATTTGAATTGCATGATAATTCATCTACTCCCATATCTTGCCAAAAACTTGGAGTGATCCATACTTGTTTCAGAGGCAAACTTATATTACATGAATTTTTATCAAAACTAGCTATAATCTCACAATTTTGAGATTGCGGAGAATATCCTAATGGTAAAGTCAAATTTACAGAACCTTTAGCCGTAAAAGTTTTTGGTTGAAGTGTGTTTTGATAATTAGATAAACCAAAACCAATGCTAATTTTACGTGTACTATTAGCAGAAATAGAAAACATTCCTGATGGACTAACATCAACAGTGTTAATTAATGCATTTAATGGTGTTCCATCTAAATTAGTCCAAGTGGGACTAATAGTTGCCAACATTTCCGCATTGTTGTTATTCGTGATTATGAAGCTACCACTGTGTTTTATTTGAGTAGTAGAAGTTGGATTACATACTGGTTGAGTATAACCATCACCACAATCTAAATAACCACATCTCGGACCTGTAAATGATATATTTGTTGGAAAATTTCCAACAGTTGCTGGTGGAGACGTACAAGAGGATGCATTTGAATCTTGTGTACCCAAAATATAAAGTGTTATTTGACCAAATGTAGATGTGTTTTCAAATGCATATTCATAATTAACATTTGTTCCACCCAAACTAGTTGCTGTAACCAAACCTGTATAAAAATATCCAAGTGATCCGTCAGGTGTATTTGATTTTTGCAAAATCAATCCGTCAAATGTCAAAGTTCTATTGTATCCTAAGTTATCTCTGTAAGATATAATAGGCAAAAGTTGTCCACTCGATTTGTATGTTGTTATATTGGGATTTTGTAACAAACTATTTAAGTTATTTAATATGTTTGATAAATCAGTTATTTTGGTGTTTGTATATCCATTTGCAGTTTTATCACCGTTGATTTTTTGAAACAGTAGTGAACTTGCAGTAGGTAAATCTGCAGCGGTTATTGTGTATGTATAAGTTGTATTATCCGTTACGGCACTGGCACAAGTGCCTATAAACATACTGGACGTAAATGCATTCGATAAACAATCTTTTGATACCAATTTATAAGCTTTCGTATCTACCAAATTATAAAACAATTCGATGTTATCTCCTGATTTAGCATAAGAAAAAACTTTATTCCATCCAGAATCAACAATTGGAGTAGTAACATCAGATTTAGAATACAATGTATATTGATAAACTTTATCTTGTATGTTGTTGGTTAAAAAGTTGTTGTTTTGTATAACGCTTGGTGAATAAATTTTAACAGTTGCTACTCCTGTAGACGCAGCTACTTTAAAAGAACTGCTTATATAAGATGCGCCATAAAACTCACTAAATTTTATTGGTCTTCTATTGTCTTTGTTTATAAACCCAACTCCCAAAGCTTTTGTGATATTAATCGTACTTGAATCAGTATTGGAATTACCGATTCTATTTTCCATCTGGTAATAACTCTGTGATATAGAAAAATTACTTGATCCTGGATTATAAAAGTTACTTAATAAACTATTGATAGATAAATTTTCACTATTGTTGGTTTCACTTTTAAAACTAATCGGTCCAAATCTATTTAATATATTGACAGGCATATATCCTATATATATTAAGATTTAATCTTATTTTTTAGTTCTTGAACTTCTTTGTTAAGTTCTTGAATAGATTTTAATAATAGTGCTATCAATGGATTATATTTTACAACTTTGTATCCCTCAAGATTTTCCATTACCAAGTCAGGATACAATTGTTCAATTTGTTGAGCAATAACTCCGAAATCTTGTTTGCCATTAGACTTCCAATTGAATTCAATTGCATTGATTTGTTCCACTTTTTTCAGTGCATTTTCAATTGGTCTAATATTATCTTTAAGTCTGATATCAGATGTAGCAAATGTAGAAAGTGCAACTATATCACCTCTAACATCCAACTGTCCGCTTCCACTAACACGTAATAATTTGGTTTGTGAACTACCAGATGTAATTAAAAATACATTTGAATTTGGATTGTATCCAGATGGCCATCCAGTAGACCCACTTAAATGCAAATGTAATTGAGCATTTACGTTGTCGGAACTCACTATATTTCCAACACTTAATAATCTTTGTCTGATTCCCAAAACTCCCCAACCAGATTTTCCTGATTGCCAAGTTACATCTTTGCCTGGTAAAGCTGATGTATTTACGTGAGATCCAGAATAATAAAATGCAAAATTAGCAGATGTTCTTAAATAATTGTTTGAGGTTTGTAATCCTATACCATATATGGATTGACCCGATGAAGAATTTTGAATCAAATGTTCACCTACAGCGGAAAATTGTAATGGGTTGTTTACAGTAACTCTACCTGAACCCATACTTCCCAAATTATTAATACTACTATTTCTCACCAGATAATTAGTAGATCCTATAGCAGTGCCTGCTGTCCAGTATGTAAATTGATTTGCAGTACCAGTGCCTGTTATGTTTCCTCCTGAATTCAAAGCATAAGAAGCGGTTTTAGCGCAACTAGCCGTACCATAAAATGCAACTTTTCTATTTGCGTTGTAATGATTTGATGCACTAATGTAACCCTTGATGCTAGCAGAAACACTTCCTGAGAAACGTCCTCTTGAAACACCACTAAAACTACCAGTTAATTTAGAGTTTTTACTAATCAATGAACCATATAAACTTCCACTGAAACTTCCACTAGCACTTGCTTTCTTAGTCAATATATAACCATAAAAACTACCACTCAATGATCCTGAAGTATTGGATTTTCCCGTTGTTAGTCCGTTAAAACTGCCTGTAAAACTACCTGTATTGGTACCGTTGAAGTTTCCACTAAAACTACCGGAGTGATCACCTTGAAAACTACCAGTAAAACTTCCTGTAAAAGTACCACTTAATGTTTTTGCAGATCCAGAAAAACTTCCGGTATAAGATCCTGTTACAGATGATAAAAATGTTACAACGTCCCCAAATGTGCTTTTTCTGGAGTATAAATCGTTGGAAGAACCAGATTCAATTGTTAAAATTAAATCTTTAGACGTTAACGTGCTGTATCGTACCAGATCGCTAACTTTTACTTGTTGTATTAAATTACAGGTAGTTGACATAATTACTTCCAGGCGTAAATTTTAAGATACCATTTGGTTGTATCGATATTATATTGACTTATTACACTGGTGCTACTGTTATAGTCGTAAACAGTAATGCTGGTATAAGTTGGGACAATTAGTAACACAGTACTAGAACTCGAAACGATACTGCAAATTGGTTTTGTTTGGTTATTGAAAAAAGATGTTACGTCAACTTCTTGGTTAATAACAAATCTTCCATCATTACTATTACATTTTAAAACTACTCGGACCAAAGAAGGTACAGCAGAAAATCCGTGGGAAAATGAAAGAACATTTCCAGATGAATAATATGATATACTATTACTATCAGTTGTGGTATTAAATAAAGAAGTGGTATATCCAGATATACCATCTGAGTTAGCATAATCTTTTAAATCAGATAAAGTGGATTTTCTAGAATATTTTGAACCACCTGTATTTTCAATAACCATCAGTTGATCTGCATCTTTGATACTAGAATAAGTTGCTAGATCGCTGACCTTTATTAGTTGTACATTTAAACTGTTACACGGAGTTGACATATTTTATAAATATAAAGTATTAAGAGTAAGAAGCTCCTATTCGATTAATAAGAATTTCACTGCCCATCAATACAATTGAATACAAGTCTCTAGACCCATTTGATGGATTTGATGCCGAACCACCTGGCCACTTTAAAGAATTAGGTGTACCGGTGCTCCACGTAAATGAAGTGCCACCGCTATTGTTATAAAAATACAAATAACACACCTTCTTTTGAGTCAGATTTACATTAAAAGTTTGAGATGCTGTAGCCGTTACATAGATCATATCATAATCATCAAAACTCAAATTGGTAGTTGCAGCTGCAACAGTAGCACTTACAGTTGTATAATCTTTTTGGTAATTACCCTTGAAAGATCCTGTGATAATAGCCGCATCTGTCTTGGAAATAATTGAACCATTGTCAACTTTAATATTTCCATAAGAATACATTTTACTACCACTGATAGATCCATAAGCACGCATATCACCGCTACTGGATACATAAAATGTATTGGCAAAACTACTTGATCCATATTGTACTAATATAGCGGTTTGTTTGTTTTCTACTCCAACTGGAGCACCTCCCACGAATTTACCAGCTAATACCGATCCAGCAACGTTTGCGGCTTCATTGCTACCACTAAACATTCTGATTTGCAACTTAGCACGTAGATACTTATTTATAGAACCACTTGGCTCTGCTGGAGGAGTTACACCTATACCAACTGAACCATCTCTAGCAGCTGAATCCGTATTAATATATGGCCAGAAATAAAAACCATTACGTATTTGTTTCAATGCGGCCATTGTACCAGATGAATCCGAAGTTCTCGATGTAATGGTACTATTTTTAAGATGATATGATCCTGTGGTAATACTCAATGTCAAACTGCCACTGGAAACGGATTGTATAAACCACTGATCTTGATTTGGATATCCAGTTGATCTGTTTTTATTTTGCAATACAAAACCAGCTGAACTTAATGTACCAGATCCTCTATTTACTACAAAAAGATTTGATTGAGCGTATTTAGCAGACGCAGATACATAAAAATTTATTTGACCAAACTCATTTTTATAAAATAGAGGAGATGTTGTTAATCTGTTGCCATCAAAATATGGTACAGCGCTTGAACTATTCAAAGATCCTTTTAACAAATAAGAGGATGTTAATGACGTAGTTGAAGAATCAGCGGTTATAGAATGTAAAGCATTATCTACAGTTCCAAGTACAGTTGAAGCTCTCAATGCGTATGAAGCACTGGTAGTTCTTGTAGAATAACTACTGCTTATAGCTTTACTTGAAGTAAGTGCATAACTACTCGAAAAAGATGAATATTTTTGATTGCCATTATAAGAATAACTAGATGTACCATTTACTCTTAGGTTTGACCAAACTAAATACGAAGCGGTATCTGCGGTAGTTGACATACACATACTTGAGGTTTGTGCGTAACTACTGGATAAAGATGATAGTGCTCCATTTCCATTGTAAGAATAACTAGCTGTGCCTATAAATGATGGTGACTCAATATATACACTTGAATATACACTAGCTGCAGTAATATTGTTAAATACACTTGTACCAGTGGTAGCAGTAACATTACCTGTTAACTTACCTTTTAAACTACCTGTGAGTGAGATATTACCACTACCAGAAAATACTCCTGAAAATCCATTTGCAGAATAAATCTTTGAACCAGATATGACATTTGGCACAGTAGTTCCAATCGGACTATTATTAATAGTTACCCCACCAATAGAACCGCCATTTATAGCTGCGTTGTCTATTTCACCATTTACAGCATATAAATTGTTATTTACATCTACATTGTTAAATGAACTTTTACCTATACCAACCGTTACATTGCCTAGTAAACGTCCTTTTAAACTGCCTGTTATACCAACACTAGCTGTGAGTTGTTCTATATTAAATGGAGTATTTTCAAGAGTTAGACCGTTAGGGTAATCTAAAACTGTTATTTGACTATTTATAGAATTTCCAGTAAACGTAATATTGCCACCGCCGCCAAGTGATTGATTAACATCTATTGTTTTTGCATAGATTCCCAAAAACGTTGGCGCCGATGGATTGTATCCGATAGTAAGATAATCACTTACTATGGCTCTTTTAAATATATTTGGTACCTTTTGACTTATGACAGAATAGTTGTCACCTTCAAAACTTCTAAATGAACCCGTGTATGTATTATTTGGTCCTACAAAATTCAAGTTGTTGAATGTTGTTAGAAGATTTGCTGTTTTTTGTACAAAACTACTAACAGTAGACTTTTTTGTAGAGTTGCTACTTACATTTTGTATGATTAAATAATCATTATTACCGATAGTACCAGCTGTTAGTGTTGGTAATTCGGGAACAGTTCTACCTTGATTGGATACTATCGCCATAATATATTAATAATTATTAATCACCCAACATTTTTTAGTTTTTTTAATATAAATTTTACTAAACCGCTTCTAACAATATCATCTTCATCGAATTTAAATACATAAATTCCGTTATTTCTACTTTCTTCATCGTCAAAGATGTTCATCATTGGCACAAATCCACTTTTACCATTGATATCACTTTGATCGGGATCACCACATATAAACAACTTACTAAATTCTCCAACACGGGTAATTAATGTGGTCAATTCTTTCTTACTCATATTCTGAGCTTCATCAGCTACAATACATTTAGCGTTCCAACTCAAACCACGTAAGAAATTTATTGGAAAACCGTGAATACGTTCTTCTTTTTTTAACTTATCAATATCGTGTTTTGGCAATAATTCTTCTAATTTATCTATTAGTGGTTGAATGTAAGGACTCATCTTTTCATCCATTTCACCTGGTAAAAATCCCAATTTACTATCACTACTTTCTACAATACTTCTGACATATACGATTTCACTTACTCTTTTTTGGTTTATCAAATTTAAACCGGCTAATACAGATGTATATGTTTTTGAAGTTCCAGCTGGACCTGAAATGAAGACTAGTTTAGTTGTTTTATTTTGTAGTAAATTTAATAATTCAATTTGTTTTGGCGTAAGAGTTCGGTCATCAATTTTTATTGTTTCTCTAATTTTTTCGTTTTGATGAACCTTTGGGCTTGTGTCTTTTTTCTTGCTCATTTTTGTTGGTTAGTTGTTGTTTAATGTTTAAAACACGACCACAATGTTCATATTTCTCAGACAAAATATAATATTCGTAAATATTATTTAGATTATCTTCAAATGAATTGCGGTCTAATACTACTATGAAATCAGAATCTTTAAAGTTAAAGACCTCTATCGCATTCAAATTATTGTCTACCGCATAACATATTGATGAAACAATTTGTTCCATCAATTTAATTTTATTAGATTTAATTAAACTCTCCATCTGATCATAATCAGATGGCAAAGTTAATGAAGAGTACTTATCTGTCATCATATATAAGTATATAACAAAAAATAAAGACGTTACCGAAGTAACGTCTTTTCATAACCAATTTATCTAACCTTTTACTTTTTCTTCTTCTTTTTAACAGGTTTGTCACTATCGTTTTCGACCGTTTCTGTTTGTGTCACGGTTGAATTTAATTGTTGTAACCTTCTGTTAGAAGCGTTTTTCCAAGAACGAATTGTTTCTTGAGAAGCATCTGTGTAAGTTTTGCCAAGTTGCAACAAATCCAACACTTCTTTCTCAGAACCAGCTGCTACAATTCTTTGTTTTAACCCAAATGTAGTACCACTCATTATTTACCTTTCGTTTCTACAATTTCAATTTTAGAACCATCCGGCCATCGTTTAATAATTGATGACCAATGTTCATACTCCGTTCTAGCCTCATCCTTGGAAGTATATTCCAAATCGGAAACTCTTCTACCGTCTCGTAGAATTACGTACTTAATATTATTATCTGTCAAACTGTCGCTTTTCGCTGTCATACTAATTTATAATTTAATATTTGAATGTGGTAATATAACTACGGATTCTAAGATTACCAGCCTTAGAACATAACGTAATAATATATACAAAACGCATATACGTCAAGTTTATTTTAATCAGTTTTTATTCACGTATACATATTTATATAAATATGATAGCTTTATTGGAAGAAAATCAACTGTTAAATCCAAAATTATCTAAGCAAGAGATTTACAATTTAAAAAAATTAGAATTCACATTCAATCGAATGTTGAAGGAATTAGCAATTCTTCAAGAATGCATAGAAACTAACAATTTACATTTAGCAGAATTTAAATTGAGTGTTGGTACACGTAAAGTATTAAAAGAAATACGTGAAAACAATCAACAAATTTCTGATATATCATTGTTAGTAGAAGCTTCCACAGATCCAGTATCAACAGCAGATACTTCAAAAAATATACTATCACTAATCAATAAATTTCACACAGATAATAAACAATACTTAGATAACGTTGATTCTGATGAAAGATTAAAAGACACATCTGTACCAAAAAATATTGGTGCCGAACCAAGTATTATTCAAAAGGCAGCATTAAAAACAAAAGAATTGGGTGGTAAAGCAGGTCAGATTGCAATGACTTTATTTCAATCAATTGTGGTAAATGCACTCAATCGATTTGTAAATTGGTCATCTGCATTAAAATCAGATATTTTAGACGCTAAAAAACAAGGATCGGCTTGGCAAATGATAATGACCAAATTGGGTCCAAGTATGAAGATTGCAAAAAGAGCAGCTGATGGCACCATAACATATGAAAGTGATTCTTCAGGAACATCGATGCTCAATAAATTACAAGATTTTACAAAGTTGAATCCAAAATGGACTAATACCATAATTGGTCTATTAATTAACATTACAAAAATGTTATCAATATCATTAACAGGTGCTACTGTAGGCACATCTTTGGTAATCGGTGTGTTAACTGGATTATTAGTAAGAACAATTGTTGGTCACTATCTCAAAAAAGAATCTTGGAAAGATGCATTAAAAAATGCATTATTAGTTACAGGTTTATCTTTAGTTGGTGGCGCACTTACAAAAGGACTATTTAGCTACTTCAAAGGTGGTGGATTTATTGACGGCGCTAAGTCTTATTTTACAGGAGTTCCAGGCGCTGACATATCAGATCAAAATATTACCAGTGGAAATATTAAAGTATCTGAGGCTGATATAACAAAATTAATGGTCGCCACTAGACGAGGTGGTGATGAAAAATTACTTACTATTATTAAAAACACTCCAGAATTGTACAAAGCTTTTAAAGAAGAATCGGAGAGTTATCCTGATATAAAAACATTCATTAGGTTCCAGGACCGATCTGACCTCGCAGACATTATTAATGGTGCGGGCGGAATACCTAAAGAATCATTGACTAAATTAGCAACAGGTATAGCAGATACTGCTACTCAATCATATACTGACAAACCTCTAAAAGAAATTGGCAAACTTGCTTTACAAGGTGACAATAAAGCTATGGATGCTTACTTGCAAAAATTTATGGCGACCAAATCTCTGGGTGTGGATCAGTATAGAATCTTGAAAAAAGCTATGGATGCCGGAATAATTGATAGAAATCAGTTTTTTTCAGGAGTTGGACCACGAACTCTCAATCTGACTGCTGAGTTAAGAGGCCATATACCAATATCTATAAATGGCGTAAGTGTTATTGATAAATTGACACCAAACGAAGCAGAAACTGCATACACTGCAATGAGTATGGCTAAGCAAATGGGGAATCCAGTTGATGAAGATGTTTTAGCTAAGTTGGCAACAAAAGCTGGAAAATCAGTTACTCCGACAGTACAAGAATCAGCATACAAGTCGATTATTAAAAAACTATATATATAATATGAATGATATGAATTATACTAAAGAGTTATATACTCAATTTTTAAATGAAGCTGGTTTTTTTGATAAATTAAAAGGATCTGTAGGTTTGGGAGGTAAAAAACAATTGTCTTCTAATGATCTTCAGATATTAGAACAAAATATAAATTCCCTACTAACCAATATCGCAAATGAAATTGGTTCGACCAAAGAAAATCTTATTAACGACTTGACAAATGGCCCTAGTAAAGATTTAGTTACGCCAGAAATAATTCAGTACGCAACACAATTAACAAACTTATTAAATAAAATCAAATCAGTAGCCGGAACCGCAGGCACAACAGGCACAACAGGTACATCAGGCACAACAGGTACAACAGGTACAACAGGCACAACAGGCACAACAGGCACAACAGGCACAACAGGCACAACAGGCACAACAGGCACAACAGGCACAACAGGCACAACAGGCACAACAGGC